TTATGTATTCTCTCTTGATGGAGACAATGGGTGGTTAAAGTTAAAAGGTGAAGTAACTAACGAGAACAAATCATACACAATAAATAGAAAGTTATATTTTACCAGCAGTAGAAACTGCTGTGTTTTTATATTAACCGTAAATTCAATAGTAAAATCCAACGATGATAATTCTCCTGATTCCTTATTATCAAAATTCTTACCTTTGGCATATATAAAGAAAGGAAATAAAATGGACATTTTTATTTACCCTCAAACTGATGGTGGCTACCTATTCACATCTAGTAATCTTTATAGCTTTTATTGTGAAAACTTAAAAAATTAACTCTTAAATATCATTGTGTTATTTTAACTCCAATAGATATACCCCAAAGATTTTCATGGGGGTATATCTATGTACCGAGGATTAGGTTTTTTGACGACAACATAATAAAATCTAATAAATAATATTATGTTATTTTGTTTTATTTACGCAATGTATCTAAGTAGATATTTAAAGTGAAATGGTATTTTTGTATGTTTTAATTATCAAAAAATATGTTTAATAATTATCCCTACTGACTTATAGGCTTAATTAGTGTTGAGCCTTCTTTATATATTTCAGCTCTTTTGGTATTCAAAAAAGTAAATTTCACATATCTATTCGTATTACTTGATACAGTAACCGTATGCGCACGCATATACACAAAGATACTTTTCCCACGCCCTAATGCTGGAATAGGGATATCATTCACAGTTAATGTCATCTTCAATCCTTTATTGATATCTTCTTTAGCCTGACTGCTTGAAAGTGTCTTTATTCCACCTTTGCCATCATCAACCCCCACTAAAAATGCATATGTTGAATAATTAACCCCGGGAGATGCTCTAGATGTTTCAAAAGTACAAGACAAACCGGCATCAAATACACGCTCAAAGTTATCAGAACTGATTTCAATTGCTTTAACCCAACCTGTTTCAAGTGCTCCTTTCGGAAAGGTTTTGTTCAATGGCGTTCCCGATATCTTTTTATTTGTTGCAAAATACACATCTCCCAAAACTTTTTTCGCATCCACAGTTCCTCTGAAGTGACCATCAGCCCCATCAATTCGTCCTCGGAATGTCACCGCATTAAATTCAGCATTACCATTTTTATTAATTTGCCATCCTGCTTTACCCGAAACGAAGTTATTCGACTGAATAACATTCCCTATCTTAGCGTTACTAATCGATGCATCCGCGATGAATGACTCACGCATGTATATCTGCCCATTTTTCATGAACATCAAGGGTTCCATCTTTCCTCGTGTTGGGTTTAAAAAAGCAAAATTATTTGCATTAAACCCAATGAACGATTCAATTTTTCCCGCTTTCACTTCAGCACTAATAACCATGCTGGCTGCATTATATTTTTTCCCATCCACCATGATTGTGATGTTCGTACTGTGCATCGCGTACCCGGCATTTTGTTTAAATTCCGCCTGCATCTTGGAGTTAATCAACGCACCTTGATTATCCAGTTTCACCTGAACTTGCTTCTGCGACTCACTGAGAGACCTGTCTAAATTCGTCACAGCTTTATCAAGCCTAACAACTCCTGCGTTTACCCCATTTATTGATGCTGTCACTTGAGCGTATTTTTCTGCCCATGATTTTCGTTCGTCAGCAAACGCTCTCTCTAACGTTTTATGTTGAGATTGTGACTGTTCATGGTTTACCGTAACCTCTTTCTTCACTTCTTTAATTGCCGCACTATTGACTAATATTGACTCATTTAACCAATCAAGTTCTTGAGAGAGCTGTTTCCCAGCTTCTGTCGACATGAAATGCTCGTTCAAATCTGGCAAGATTGTATTCACATCAAACTCGGACTCTCCCCGCACCCACTGAGTCCACTCAGATTCATTACCCGATTTATCAACGAGTCTTGCCCTGAAGTAAAATACGACGCCAGCGGCTAGACCAACCATCTCATAGTTTTTGGATGGATAAGGGACATCAGATAACAACATCAAATTTTCATCATTAGGGGTTTTACTGTACTGAATTTCAGTTTTTAGAGTGTCACTGGTATTTTCATCAAACCCCCAATTCAGCTTAATACCGAACACAAGCGAGGAGGCTTTGAAATTCACGGGCTTCGGTGGATTACCCACTTTTCCTGTCAGGCTAGTTTCAGGGGCATTCGCCCAAATACTGGAGATTTCAGACGCATTAACCGCTCGGACTCGCACTTGATATCGACCAGAATAAACGCCCTCAATATCAAACCCCAGTGATGATGTTCTTGGTGTATTGACCCAGTTCCCGTTATCACGACGCCATTGCGCCTCATAAGCAATCGCACTTTCAGCCGCGTCCCAACTGACACTGAGCGTAGTCAACGCCATACCTTGGTCAACTCTTGAGTAAGACGTAATTTCGACCTTTTTCGGTGCAGGCTGTACGCGAGGCGGAATAACAGTTACGGGGCGTTCGTCAATGCGAGCACCTGAATCAATGTGCGCATAATTATCTGGATGATGTATTGCCCCACTGATGGAGTACGTATTATCACCATTGTCGGTGATATTAATCACTCGATATAACTGAACCGCTAAGTCATCCGAATCAATGACCCACACAGCCTCTTTTTGCGGTAATTGGGAATATTCAACTGATACCGTTACCACCTTTTTATTCACCAATGTCACCGTGCGTCCTTCTGATTTGCCATCAGGCAGGTTGATGATTAAACGATCTCCTACTTTCAGCGACGTTTCTCTATCAAGCGTGATATTTCGTCCATTAACAGCGGAAACACGCCCACCAGACTCACGACCTGCCAAGTTTGAGTCAGCAACAGCAATGATATGACCCGGTGAGGGAATTGCCCCTTCTAACCCCGTGGCAAATGTGATCATGCGGTCATTTGCGTTAGTCAGTAATGCCCAGCGACCACGTCGATTCGCTTCACTTCGACGGGTACACCCAATTGCAGAGAGTTCTACTCTACGCACGCCATAACGATGCTGAAGTTTTAAATCTGCGACCGCCTCGATATCATCTTTGCTGTGGTTATCCGTATCCGTAAATGAAACCAAGGCTTGGGTGTAGCGATTTTGGATACTGCCCCCCGAGTAAGACGGTTTTCCCCCAACGATATTGGCATTGGTAAATGTACGAAAAATACTGGCTGGCATATCGGCAACCGCATTGACTTTATTGTCCGCCCAGAAGGTCATTCCTCGAAAAATAGCCGCAATATCCCGTAATACGGTATACGCTGCCTCTTGTGATTGAATATACACATCACATAAAAAACGAGGCTCTTTTCCCTCTCCTCCTCGTCCATCAGGCACCCATTCATCACAATACTGTGCGATTTTGTACAAATCCCACTTTTCAATCTGATGGGCTTTGATTCTGTCACCACTGCCATAACGATTGTTCAGGACTAAATCATAAAACACCCAGGCGGGGTTATTGGTTGCCGCCAGCTTAAACGTTCCATCCCAAACACCCGCGTACGTTCGATTCACAGGATCATAATTTGTCGGCACTTTAACTAACAATCCCCCTTTCGGGCGAACACTAATTTTAGGGATACGGTTGTTAAATTGACGGGCATTAAATGTCACAAAGAGAAGCGCCGTATTGGGGTAACGTAACTTGGCGTCAATCACCTCGGTGACCGCAGCAATCGAGACTTTATCGGCAATACGAGCGGTATTCTGATTTTTGGTGAGTCGCCGAACGCGCAATTGCCAACCTGTCGTGGCTGAGGGTAAATCGATACGATGGGTGCGCTGATATTCACTGGTCGTTTTACCATCAAATGCAGACTTAACGAGTTCTTGATACCCAGCACCATCTGTAGATAAATCAATCGCATAGACAATGCGATATCCCGTTGTATCACCATTATCGTGTTGACGCATTAACTGAGGCACTGAAAAGCGAAGGCGAATAGCGGATAACTGCGTATTATTAATCATTCGGATATACGGCTGATCGTCTCGCAGCTCTACCCCCACGGCGATGTCATTATCAACCGACGGTATCCCTTTGATATACTCTTGTTGCTCGCTACCGGGGCGAAACTCCCATGTTACCCCTTCGAAGTTTTTCGTTCCATCCGCATTACCAATTGGCGTCTCATCTAAAAAAATACGCGTATCATCCAAGCCCCCCGCAATTTCCCCCTCAGAAATGGCTAACAGAATTTTTGCAGTCGATTCTGAAAGCAAATTATCTTTGGCTTCTACGGGCGTATGACCGCCCCCGCCGCCACCTTTAGCGCCGTATATCGTTTCCATATTTCACCCATAAAAAAACGGCACTCAAGCCGTTTCCGTATATGATAAAGATTAATTTTGTTATTTTTGGTCTTCGGTATAGATACCCGCGGAGATAATCGCACCTCCGACTTCACGGCGGTCTAGTCCATATAACAGCGGCACAGGATTGCCCTGCGCCGTGGTATTTACAGCACCACCAAATGCATAGGATGGCTTATTATCCGCATCTTGTCGCATGGATAAGCCTTGAGGCTGAGGTGAAAGCATTTGCACCAAACCACCGATTGCCATAGCAGCACCACTCAACGCCAATGCCCCTCCCCATATCCCTGCAGCGGTAAATGCGACAGAGAGACCTCCCGATAAAAATGCGGCAGCACCAATTAGTGCAACCCCTAAAATAGTTTGGAAGAAACCACCCCGCTTACTCCCTTTAATTACCGGAGCAATGCGAATTTCTTCACTGGTATCAAGATGCAATTCGTCTTCAGCAATATTGCGCTGACCTTTAAATACCGCAAATTCCAGCCCTTTCAGATGCGCATTGGCAAGGAACTGCTCGAATCCATCATAGAGCACCGATAACGCTTTAATCGCTTCACGCGGAGAATCGATAGCAAGTTGATGTTCGCGACCAAATTGGGTACCCAAAACACCATAGAGTCGTATTGTTTTTAAACTCATGTCAACTCCTTACGTCTGACTATTTTCACTGTCCTATCACGCCAATAATCACTGTATGGAACGATGCGGCTGAGCTGACCGTATAAGTGGTGAAGCAGCATACCATTCACTATCACCCCTGCATGGTTCGGAACATGAGCTTGCACTTGCATAATGACCATATCGCCCTCCTTTAAGTCACCGGCAAACTCGACAAAGCCCGCTTGCTGCCAGTTATCCATATACAAGTTTTCACCCTCTTCCCACCAGTGTCTCTCAACGCTGTAATTATGCAGCTCAATCCCGTGCATCTGTCGGTAATAATCCATAATGAGCGACCAACAATCTGCGTGACCAAGCACAAACGGACGACCTTCTAACTCACGCTCAATTCTAGGCTGGATTATGCGGATATCACCTTCCGGATAGGAAGCTATCACCCACGGTAGTCCCGAAGCATCACATTGCAATTTGTCTATTTCGCTCGGTTGAGACGTCACTCCATCCCCGCAATGGCTATGAACAATCGCTATTGGATTGCCCCAATCTTCGGCTGCGGCATAGTCTTCTGGGGAAAGTTCGAAATGATCAGTTGGATTATCGGAAAGATTTCGGCAGGGAAAATATTTTTTGACTCGACTTTTTTGGCAAATCACGCCACACGCTTCTTTAGGGTATTCCGCTTTGACATGCTGAAATATTACCTCTGTTAATTTCTTCGTGATCATCGTACTAACCCCGCGGCAGGGAATCCTCCAAAATCCAAAGGTTCATTTTCGCCAAATCGTTTTTTACAATCGCTAATGAGTCCACCGCACTTATCTAGTGCCGGATCATCAACCGGTTCACCACGCTCATCGAAATATTTATTGCCCGTATAATTGCAACCTCGCCCGCTTCGATAATCGCCTTTCATACACCAGAAACAGAGGTTGTGGATTTGGCGACCGGGGATCATAACCCCTTGCAAGTCGAACGGACTCGACAACTCAAATTCAACTGCTTCTCCCGCGACTTCGCTCATTTTTCTGTCGATGAAATAAACCTGTTTGAAAAATTCTTCAGGGTTAGCGGTAGGATTTCCCTCTGGAAAATTCTTAGCATCTAGATAGTGAGCGAAGGTTTCATAAATAGTCACTTTCGCCAGTGCCATATCATCGAATTGCAAGCACAACGAGGATATCAAACCATCAATATTAGCCACTCTTAATAAGGGTCTGGCTGGACTACCATCACTATTTTTTGCCATGCCCTCGATTTCATAAGCCCATGCACCATATTCATTTCCTTGCCACCAAATAGATTTTGGTTTTATGCCCCCCTCTGCAGCATCAATTTCTTCGGATGTATGCGGCAAATTGTAGGCATGGAATCGAAGAGTTGGTCCATCAAACTCACTACCGTCCACTTCAATTAATTGAACCTTACTCCCCGGCTCTAATTTTTGAATGTCAGATGTTATATTCATACACTAAACGCCTGTTCAAAGGTTGCAGTTATAGTGATAAAGCTACCGCCAATTGGCTTTAATGTGATGGAATCAGCCTTCACCCGATACAGACCTTTATCACCAAATGGTGGAACCCAGATAAATGATTTTGCTGTGTGCGACCGGATAAAGGAAAAAATAGGCATTACCTCAGATTTATGACCTGTATAAACAAATGACCATGATTGAGATTCCGTGTTAATGCCATCGCCGGCGACTTGCTTATAGCCATCACCAAACTCAACCTCTTTTATTCGATGCTTAAATTCGCCAGTTGGCGAGTCTTGGATTTGAGTTCGCCACTTAAACTCTTCAATCATTATTACCCCTAAATAAAAAAGCCACCCGAAGGTGGCTATGTGAGGATCAATCTAGATAATCTTTACTGATTTAATAATTTGATAGTTTTCCGTGCGTGATCTTTAGCTTCGTCAAAGTATTCGGCTAGCGGTTTACTAGAGTTCAAGTTTGTTTGGTAGACTATATTTGCCAATACAAAATCAACACTATACTCATCACCTTTATAAACATCGACAGGAATGCTGATTTGCTCATCTTCTGGGTTAATGATTACAGTTCCAAGTTTTAATTCCATTACTACCTCTCATTAATTTTTTAATACTGTTCTTATCTTCCAACAGAAACAGCTTTGATTATTTTGTACAAATCACCACCTTCACGCCCCTCTATTGCCATGAAGCGCTTAAGCTTATTATTTAAGGATTGCTCCGCAGCTCGGATATCAACATTCTGCATAGAACCTTGCTGTTGAGCACCACTTACAACGCTGATGCCACCAAAATTAAGATTAACGTTAATCCCACCAGCAGGATGAGTGCCGTAGACTTGCACTCGAGGCTGACTCACTGACATTGGCTGAGAACCACCTACATATCCACCAGATGCATAACCTCTCTTTCCTGCATCCATTAACCGATATAGATTAGCTTTACCTAATTTAGCCGTACTCTCTTTGTCAAATACAAACTCACCCTTGTGAACAACCCCAGCAGGCTCATATTTGCCACCATCCCCAGTGTATCCGCCGCCAGAAAAACCAAGAAAGCCACCTATGGCTGTTCCACCAAAAGCTGCTTTCATAGCATTCAGCATCGCCATTTGCATAAGCATTTTAGTCGTCATTTCTAAAAATGAGCGAGTAAAGTCACTAAAGCTAGCTCTGCTTTTTAAAACAAAATCGGCAACGCTATTACTCATACCTTGAAATACTGATTGGCTAATTTGAGATACGTTACCATAAACATTGGAAGCTTGGTCTTGAAATTCTGCAAATCCCCTTTTAACTCCCGCCTCCCAATTGGTACGTAACGAATCTTCTTTACTGTAATAATCCTCTAATGCCTGCTTCTCTGCTGGTGATTTAGCTTGCTCAAGTGCGATGTCACGTTGGTACATACGGTCAGATTTACCGATGCCCATATCCAGCGCTCGACTCTTAGCTTTTATTTCTTCAACTCGTTTTAGTTGCCTATCTAGCTCTCTATTATGTTGTTTTTGACGCTCTACTTCATCGCCAACTACTGCTAATGCGCGTTGAGAAGCTAATACATATTCTTTTTTAGCCAATAACGATTGCTCATCATTGGTAAGCTTACGTGTCGCTTTTGCTTCTTCTAATACAGCTATTTTGGCTTCCATATCCCAAAGCTTTTTACGCTCTGAGCTAATCACATCAGCAACAGTTTTATGTTCTTTTAATACTTTAAGTTGAGCCTGTAGAGAAACGAGAGCTTCATTGGCTGACTCATCCGCACGAGTTCCATAGTCAGGTCGATATGCTGTAGGTTTCTTTTGCCCTCTCAGTTTTTCTTTCTCATACCGTTCTTTTTCACGACGAATTGCTTCATCCTTGATAGCCTGAGATGCATGCTCTTTATTTTTTATTTCACTTAATTTTCGTTGGTGTTTCTCCTCCGCTGTCTCATATTCTCGCCTTAATGCTTCATCAGCTAAAAGCTGAGACTTTTTAGCCTCTTCCTGTTTTCTTGCCGCCTCATTTCTCGCATTCTCAATATCCCTCTGATATTTTTCTTCGTTTAGTAAATCCAGTTCTCGCCTTAAATCTTCAGGTGTCTGGCCTGTTTTATAATGATGTAGTCCTTTAGCTGCAGGATTTAACTGAAACTCAAGCAGTTTCTCTTCATATTCTTTAATCTTTTGGTCTAGCGTTCTTTCTCGCCCTATATTAAGCATTGCATCCCATGCATCGCTTGCCATATCCTTAACGCCTTTCCAAGCTGACTCTAAAAAACCTAAGTTGTTTTCAATTTGCTGACTACGCTCCTGCATTGCATTGGCATAGGACTCCATCGCTATCTTTGCAGCCTCATGCTCCTTCCCCTGCTCTTGCAGTGTCATTATTTGTTCTAACTGAGTAGCTGTTAAAAAGTGAAGGGATTTATCTAGTTCAGTAACAGCTTTAACCGGCTCCTCTTGTAAACGCTGAAATTGCTTAATTGTTTTATCAACTGACTGACCAACAGCTTTTTCCATTGCCGCAGCTGTTTTAGAAACCATCTCAACAACATCACCAGAAAACTCTCCCGAGCCAACGACTTTTGATATAGCATCAGCCATACCATGCTGAGTAATACCATTTCCTGTGATTTTCCTAGCAAGAGCATCTAATTGTGCCGCAGTTTTTCCTGCATACCCTCCAGTAAGAATAAGTTGTTTGTTATACTCACTAAACTCTTTAGAACCTTGATATGCAGCAAAAGCGACAGCAGAAGCGGCACCAACAAATCCAAACATAGCAACTCTTGCTGGGGTAATTAGTGATGCTAACGCCTTCAATGAGTTCCCTAGACCACCGAAGGAATCTTTTATCTGACCACCTTGCTGTATCATCACCATCCATACAGGCATTCCTGATGCTAATGATGTGACAATATCCGTCATTTGAGCGGGTAATTGCCGCATTGCTTGCTTGTATTGACCAATCGTGATTGAGCCGTTTAAAAATGCTTTTTCTTGCTCTTTTAACTTGCTAATCATTGGCGCAGCCTGCTGAGAAATTCCCATTTGCGCTGCTTTCAATTCTAAAATTTCAGTTTTGGTTTTTCCTATAAAATCCGTTTGATTTTTAAGAGATTGTAAGAATTCATCTGCGGCTTGCTTTGCTTTATTCGTTGCAGCTTCCTGAGCTAATAATGCTTGCCCTTCCGCAGTCAGAGACATATGCATTCTTTGCAGCTTGTCTCTAGTTTGGTCTAATATGCTGGTATAATCTTTGAATTGATCTTTGGGAAGTAACCCTTTTTTGCTTGCTGCTACTAGCTTTGTCTGCCAGTCATCTAAGCGTTCAAAAGCTTTATTTGTAGGGTTAAGCTGATTAAGTAACTCATGAAGCTCTTTGCGCTGTTTTTCAGCTGCTTGAGTTGCTTTTTTCTGATTATCTACACCGCGTTTAAATTGTTCATTCAGGTCTTGGGCTGAGCCATTTACCTTTTCTGCTGTGCTGCCAAACTCCTTTAATTTTTGAGTCCCACGCTCTAAATCAGACGTATCAGCTTTAAGCGAGATGGTTGCTATATCTGCCATTTACCTTTCTCCAGATATAAAAAAACCACCCATCGGTGGTTAGATTAGCTTCTATGTAACTTTTATTTAAATTACTGCCATATTATTCTAGAATTTCGTTTTCCAACATTCGTCACTAACCAGATAACCTTTAAACACACAAAGGATTATTAACATGCTTAGAAAATTGACACTCATCGCAACCCTTTTCATCGCAGCCAATGCTCATGCTGGCAACGAGTTAACTATCAGTAAGTTAGCTAGTGATGCAAATACTAAAACAGCATTCCTTCAAGTTGTAAAAAATAACGACCTCCCATCATGGGTCTTAACTGGTGGTACTGAATCCCCATCAAATACTGTGACTTTAAACGGTAATGAATACCAAGTAGCAACCGCGTGCAAACCTCACAATTGCCCAGCAGAGCGAATTGCGATTATGTACTCTAAAGAAAAGAATGTTATGGCAGGTGTATTCTCTTCAAATAATGAAAAGAACAATACTGAGGATTTACTCTGGTTTAATATCACCGATGATTTATCAATCGATGGGAAAACGGTTTTATTTGCAGCACTTACGGGCAGCCTCGATAATCACCCTAATGATTTCAATTATAAGTAATTAAACTTAAAGTAGTTATTTACAGGGCTAGCCCACAATGCCAATAGAATGGCGTTAACGTAGAAGCCCAAGGATGGGCGGGGATATTTTATTGTTGATTTATTTAGTATGTAGTTGAGCCATATCTAATAGGCTTTTATACATTTCATCGGTGGCCTTATAGTACCCAGTAACCTTACCATCGTTTGCTATAAATTTGATTCCCATAATTTCATCTCCTAATTTAATAATCTCAATTGAAGATGTAATTATTTCATTAGGGTGAGATATCTCAGGATTCTCATTACCAACCTGAATTGAAATTTCCTTTATATCCTGTTTAAAAATGTTTTCCTCTTCGTCATACGTCCATGATGATCTTTGCTTTACCTTTATTGCTTCACCAGCATTTTCACCAAACATGGCATCTATCGCCGTTCCATCTTTATTCACATAAATAAAGATTACCCCTGAAGCATCCTTTTCATTGCTACTAATATACCATAACCCATAAAGGTCACTTTTTTTATATTTAGTTATATTAATTTGCGGTGTATTCTCGCCAAATACAGGATTAATTCCAGTAACTAAAACAGCAAAAGATAATAAAAAAGCTTGAAAAATTCTTTTCATCTCACCACTCCATCAATTAGTTTCAGTAATGTTAGCTTAGCGGGAGTGCAAGTTGAAGTTAATTAGTTGGCGGACTCGACTATGTCACTACAGAATGTTGGCATTTGGAGCTATAGTCATAGTGCATTTTGCTATAGCGAATATAATAGAGAAATACATTAAGTACCTAAGCCAATTGCGCATAGGCATTCTTTTCATCACTCATATGCCGCTCCTGATAACGCCCTGTAACCATTTGCGCACTTAAAAGTGACTGAACCATCAAACGCCCACACTTTTATGATGTATGTATCTTCTCTGTCCTCAATAACCTTTGCAATACGCTCTTTACTGTATATTTTCTCTGCGGCTGGCTTGCATTTTGAAAATGGTGATTGCTTGGAGCTAATGACATCCGCAGGCTTCTCTTTTGGTGGGTTTCCAGCCTCTACAAGCCCTCTTATTTGTTCTTGTGTATAAGTTGTTCCAGCATAAGAGCTAAACACCGCACAAGATAAAATAATTACAATTATTGATTTTTTCACCATCCCACCAGCATTCAGTTTTTATTAATTTAAGTAATATTAGCCAGAGGATGGCGCAATTCCTAGCAAACGTTAGGTGTAAAAAACCTGCCGGAGCAGGTCTATTCAATGTTTCGGCTATTTTTCACTACTTTTTGACATACTTCGCATACAATATTAGCAATATTGGCGTTGCAATAACATCAGCAGCAAGAGTAAATGGAGTGCTAATAACATTCCCAGCTAAATTACCAGCACTAAATGACTCATACCTCTCTGTAGTGTAAAGCTCAACCTTATACGCTTGGTTTAACTTACCATTCAGTGTTGGTGGGAGTTCAACTCCATCTCGCTCAAATAGATAACCGCTTATTCTGATGGTTTTAACCCAGGACATTCCCTTATCATAACGCGTTTCACTAAAGCCAAAATCTTTGAGGATTTTCTCTTGCTCTGAGGTCAGAGTGTATTTTCTATTTATATGAATAAAGTAATCATCATTAAATCTTACCAACCCTTTGCAAACAGTATCAGAGTTTAGTTCTATTCTAATAACTCCATCTGGATTATCGAATGCAGACAATGGAATTATCTTTACCAGTTCATTTAGCTCCATCAGCTCGGCAGAGCCATCTGTTAGTATATAAATATATTTATCGCCTAAAAAACCATAGCCTGATTCGGGTATTTCAATATGTTTTAATTTTTCATTAGTCAGCTTATTCTTAACGGTGATATCTTTATATTCAAAAGCTGATACGATGTTATCTTTTAAATCGATGCGCTCTCTTGTTTTGGTATCATTTACAGCATTTCCAGCCCAAACTGCCGCTGTTACACACCCAGTAGAGCTTAAAATCGACACGCTCAGGAAAAGCGCTAGTAATTTATTCATTCCATTGCCTTAATAAGTTTAGCTTAAGTTCAATGAATGTTAGGATAGATGCAGATTTCAGGCAATAAAAAACCTGCCGGAGCAGGTTTCATCAATTATTTACATTTCTCATACCATATCTTCTGGAAATCTTCTTCAGATATAGATTCACCTTCAAAATCAAATAATGGGTTTGAAAACATGCGCTCACCATCATTGCTAGAGGAGACTACAACAATAAATCTCTTATACTTATAAGGTAATTCATCTTTAAATGTAAACACTTCTCCGCAAACGTCACCAACAACCTTGCGACTCATACTTACACCTGCAGGGTAAAAATTAACATTTCTCATATCAGCAGCTTGTGGCTGGTGCATAAAATCAATCACAATTTGCTTAGCTCCGTCAATAATTGTCGGTTTTTTACTTATGCCAACTGAGATCCCTACAACAAAAGCTAATAATATCAACAGCAAAATACACAGAACTCGCAAAATTTTAGCATGCACGCCAAATTACCACTCGTTAAATCAAATGATTGAAATGTACCCTCAATGCAGAGTTCAGGCAATAAAAAACCCACCGGAGTGGGTTATTAACACTATTTATAATTGAGCACATGTACATTAAAAATTACGAATATTAGCAATCTCTTCTTGTGTGACTTCTAGAGACTCTAGAGATCTCTGGTATTCATTGGGTTCCATTCCTTCAAATTTTTGATGTCACTCTCATCTATTCATGATTTTTTTAAATAAAGCTATTACCTATAGAGGAGTCAACTGTTTTCGTACTTGCAATCAGCTAGACCGACACTAATTTCTTGACCTTTGTTGCTATTGTGCAAAATAACTTTAACACCCATTCTGTCGTATATCATATAAGCAAATGTAACCCCTGAATTTTCACTAAAATACACAGTAGCTTTAGCATCAGTTGAAAGCAACTCAAGCTTTGGTGATGTTATAACTACCCCTGTATCAAAGGTTATATTTATCATTGCATTGTTATAATCTGCATGCGGAGTTACTTCCAACTTAACAGTCCCGATTTGCACTCCGTTATATCTATTGCTATCACTAAGGTCATCAGGTATGGAATAAACTCCACAGTTGTACTTTCCCGCCAAGGCCAAAATATTATAGTTATTATCTCGATATAACCCCATGTCATTCTCGTTATTAGCGGACAGGGTATATCCAGAAAATAAAATAAACAGGGCGCAAATATACTTAACCATCATTAACCTCATTAATAAATTAGCCCCCTGAATATACCTGAATAGCTTTACTACACATAATCGAACTCTTTAGTTAAAAATAATTATGTGATCTAGAATGCAAGCCCATCCTTGGGTTATGTGTAGGTTAGGCAACTTCCTTCCCGTGAATAATATGGCGTAACGCGCTAATACCGTTCTCATTATAACGGAACGCTTCAACCTGCTTTGATGAGTGAGCTGACTTGTCCAAAAAGAACTTACCGAATTCGTCAGTTTTCAATCCGTTCTTGTTTGCAATACGACCAATTTTATTTGCTGACACTTCTAACCATATTCTTAATCACAAAGAGGGCTTCCGATTTAGAAGCCCTCTAGTATTAAACTCGCTTAACTACATAAATTTTACATTAATGACCGGACGTTTTAGCTTCTCGACAAGCCTCGAATAAAAACCAGACACGGCGTTCTGTTTCATCAATCCAGTTTTCTATTAGGCTTGTAGTGGAATAATCTCCATGTTCTGCACATACTTCATGTGCTTTTCGAAATTCTGAAGCCAACATTTTATTATCTTCACAAAGCTCAGCAAGCATATCTAAAGGTTCTACGTATTCCGCATTGTTATCGCTAATCCTTTGCATTTTTGATATTTGCCCTATAGAACGTATAGTCACACCACCTATTTTACGAACTCTTTCAGCTATAGGGTCTGTCATGGAGTATAGTTGCTCACTTTGTTCATCAAGTAATAAATGATAATCGCGGAAATGTGGGCCACTCATGTGCCAATGGAAGTTTTTAGTTTTTAAATAAATAGCAAAAATATCAGCCAAGATTGCATTCATTGCTCCACTGATATCTTTTGTTGCTTTTGGAGATAAATCTGTTGGCGTTTTAAGTGGGCGAATTTGTAGTTCTTTAGCTTTACTCATAATTAACTCCTAAAGATAGTCACATCTGTTTTGATATTAAAGATGTTGAAACAAATTATTACACTAATGTTCTTTCTATATATCTCTTAACTGGTTATGAAACTATTTAGCCAACATTGCTTTTCAATATGTGCTGATTATTTTAATTATGTGCTTAATGACACCATTCATTGATCTACATCAAAATTCAACACATTAAATAAATTAACTAAAAAAACAAAATTAAATATTAATCTTTATGTACCTACCTAATTAAATTCGACCTTCAGACTTTAAAGCTAGCTTACTGAATTTAAAGTCTTGCAATCCTTGATATGCTAGATTTTAGCTACAGGCAGTTCATTAAAATTTGTCGTGTACGCCGGTGATAACATTTCGCGCTTCATCTGATATCCACTATCCCCCCCTTTCACGGCAAACCAGACTTTACCTAAGCCACTATTATTTATTGTGTCTAATGTTTTCATAAGTTCATCGCCATTCTTAAATGGTTTTTGAGTAGAAAACATATCAAACTGAGTAACATCTGAATCTGTGAAGTCAGATAACATTATCCCGGCTTTATAGTAGCGGTAACCATCTCGCCATATAGAATCTAAACCACGCATAACAGCATTAATGATGTCTCGCGTATCGCTGCTAGGGTATTCAAGCTTAATGCTGGCACTGTTAGCATAATCTTCACCTGATGCATGGCTGCTGGTTTGAATAAACAGGCCAATAATTCGACATCGCTGCTTTTCTTCGCGTAGCTTCTCTGCTGCCCGTTCTGCATAGTCACAAATAGCCTTGCGCATGGTTTCGATATCTAAAACTTTCTTACCGAACGAGCGAGAGCATAGTATTTGCTGCTTAACCTTCCTGACTTCTTCAAGCTCAATGCACGATTCGCCATTAAGCTCTCGGAGAGTTCTTTCTAGCGTCACACCAAACGTTTTACGTATTGTAGACACAGGTGCATTTGCCAAGTCTAAAGCGGTATAAACACCCATCGCTCTTAACTTGACTGAAATCCTTCGTCCTATTCCCCACACGTCTTCAATCGGAATAAATGACAGTAATTTTCTTTGCCGACTTCTATCAGATAGCTCAACCACACCACCAGTCTTCTTCCACGTTTTAGCGGCATGATTCGCAATTTTAGCCAGCGTTTTAGTCGGACCGATGCCAACACTTACTGGCAAGTGAGTTCGCTGCAATATCGTTGATTGAATTTCTCGCCCATAATCTTCTAAATTAAAGGTATAAACCAAGCCAGTGAAATCAAGAAATGCCTCATCTATTGAATACACTTCCAAACGCGGAGCATACATTGATAGTAGAGACATCACTCTGTTGCTCATGTCAGCGTATAACGCATAGTTCGAGCTAAAAATGTTAATATGATTTTGCAGGTAATAGTTTCTTCTCTCATAGTAAAGCTCTCCCATTTTTACACCGAGTTTTTTTGCTTCGGCGGAACGAGCAATTACACAGCCATCATTATTACTCAGAACAATTACTGGCTTTCCTGCTAAGTCAGGCCTGAATACTTTCTCACAGCTCGCATAAAACGAATTTACATCAACTAAGGCAAACATTACTGAGCCTTATGAATAATGAATGTGACAACGCCAAATATCTGTAAATCCTGCGCATCACCAATATGTATTGGTTGAAAATCAGGATTCATTGGCATCAACATCGGTGGATAAGACTTTAATCTCTTAACAGTAAACTCACCATCAACACTGGCGATAACGATATCCCCATCTTTTGCTACCAATGCGCTATCGACAATCACAACATCACCATCGTTAATGTTAGCGTCAATCATAGAATTACCTTCTACACGCAACATATACGTACTATCTGGGTGCTTAATCAATGTGCTGTTAAGGTTTATTCTTTCCTCCATGTAGTCAGCCGCAGGAGATGGAAACCCCGCAGCCACTCTATCTAAGAATAATGGAATATTGAGAATTGATTCGGAATCGATAGGCTCTAGCTTCATAATGCACCAAATTACTGTGTTTATATACAGTATATTGTAAGCGTTTTAGTTGTAAAGATCATTTTCAAGTATCAAAAGACTAGAAATATGCAATCCCCTCCTAGAAAATCAGACCTACAGTGTCGTTATTCTTCCTTCATTTACTTTTTATAAAGTAAACTTATGGCTTATAACTATTAACTGCATTGCCGAAAATATGAAATATACATTATTGTTACTAACATCAATTCTAATGGTTGGATGTCAAGGGAGAAGTTATTCAGAATTAACTCCAGCAGAAAAAGCTGAAGTCAGAGCTGCTCATGATAAAAGTGCCAAAATATCTAGAAAATGCAATCGTATAGAAAATCGATCTAAACGTACTGATTGCTTTCTCGATAGAGACGACAATGACTTTAACCGGCTCTATTAATTTAAAGTTAATACTGGAGGCATTACAGCCCCTGACTACTTGTTTATCAACTCAAGAGCCTTTAGCTCCATAACCCTTAAGTCATCAAATATGGTCGCTTTGCTTTTAATGTTAAGTAGATCTAAAACATTGGGAATCACGCTATAGTCAAGTCCCGTAGCACCATTCATACCAACTCTCCACTGTGTACTCATCGCAGAAAATACCAGATATGACTCCCATACATCAGGAACAACTTCAACATCATCAAGATCAGGAGGAAAGCCAAAAGCTCGCTCAAAATTTTTAGCCTCTTGCTTTGTCATTCCCCCATACATTGCTTCAGCGACCGATATTAGTTTTTTTCACGATTACCTAACAATTCATTGTAATACGTTGTTGTAATAGCCCCTGCGGCTGATGGATAGTTGTCAAATAACAACTTCAAATTATCTTCGTTATAAGGCTCTTCAATTGCCCAATCAGCAATAATTTGAGTAAAGAATTTGTTTACTGACTCATTTTTCAACTCTTCCAATTTACTCATTGGTAAATGATTGAACGTAAATGTCACAACCTCCGGCTCGCTTTTGCCAGCCACACGGATTTTTACATCTGCCTTAAATATTGGATTGGGATTCAGAGTGAATTTCGCCATTAGGTTTCCTTAAAAGCCCCCAAAGGGGCTGTTATTATGCGGTAGTGTAAATTTGCATATCTGATTTAAGAGAGAAACGTGCAGATACGTTTTCAACCTCGTTAATTGCAGTATTAGGAACACGTTGGAATGACACACTGGCTGAGTAGTAACGGTCTTCACCAGCCCGTTTATTATAAAAACGAATCGCTGTTAACTGCTTTGTATCATCCAAGGACATTAATAACCCTCGAATAGGTAATTTCGCATCATGAGCAAATGTATAAACCTGCACGATACCCGATTTATAGGTATCAACCGTTTCTGCTTGCTCATCTTCTAAGAATTGAATTTCTTGCGTTTGCTGCTCACCACCTTCTGTTGATAAGGTCATGACTTGGGGCATAACCTCCCATTCTTGAACTGACTTTAGTGTTCCTTTGCCGCCGCCAATCGGAAAACGTTCGGTATCTGTCGTATCAACACCGTCAAGCGTGATACTTGTGTTTTCTGCTGATTTCACACGAAAGACACCGGACATTTGTTTCCACCCAGATGTAACGAGAACAACATCTCCGGCTTTAATGCCACTTGACGCTGTGACAGTAAGTACAGCTTCAGAGGCATTACTTGCCGCCGTAAACTCAACATCTTTTCCGTATTTACTCGCCACATAAACGCGCGAGCCATTAGGAATGTTATAAGCCATTATTAACCTCATTTTTATGCATAAAAAAACCGCCATTTAGGCGGTCGTTTATCGGATTGGATGACATCGATAGGATGTACGTATTGGAATGATGTAGTTGATATCACTGGTAAGTGGCGGTAGCTGATTTGGTTCACCGTCTAGATACAGTGACTCCGTGAGTGTTAGACCATTTTCGAGCTGCTCTTTGACGGCATCAACCAAGCTAATAACCGCCGAATCACCATTACCAATCTTTTCAACAACATTAAGTTGAATAACACCTTTTTGAACTGGCATGTCTAACGCTAGACCTAGATTTTCGGTTATGGCTGGCATTATATGTAATTGCAAATATGGAGTGCTAATATCATCAAACTCAATATTTGACCAAGCCACCTTTACCCCTTCTTGCTTAGCAATTTTTGCCACCAGCGCACGAATAGACTGATTGATTTCAGATTGTTTCATTTACTTCATCTCTGCGATAGCGTCTCTAAAGAACTTACTCACGTTTTCAGCGGTAATTGCAATCATGCCATTAGGAGCTTGTTTTGAATGCCCCATTTCCAACCTGTAGGCATAAGGAACATTGTTAGTAAAATAGATAGCATTCATACCCACTTTGAACTGCTCAAGCATATAGTTACCAACCGCCTTAGTCATATTGCCTGATTTATCAACTCGCCCAGTTTCACCATCAGCAGGTACATCAAAAGTGACTTGCCAATTTCCACGGAATCGTCCCCCCGTATAACCTGGGGGTGCTTTGATATCCATAGAGTCATTAACTCGAGCACGTTTTTTTAATTGACGATTTTTCAGTGTCAAATTATTAGGGTCTTTTCTCAGTGCTTCATTGTGCTCAAATACCGCTTGGTTATAACCTACAGCCGTTTGGTTAACTTTCCATAAGTCGGGATTACCCACTGGAGACATTTGAACAAGTTGAGCCAAAATCCTAACACCTGTTTTTTTTACCACCGCCTCCATATTTGATTGAGATTTTTCTACAAATAGATTAACGGACTTCATGAATGAATCAGTCATATCAAGCCCTCAACTGAGGTTTGTAGCAAATAACAACATCAGCAGGTTTAACCGGGTTAGGCTCATGCACACGTAGCCATATACCATCAACAAGAACAGAATCCCCTTTTCGAATATCAACCTCTGGAGAAAGAACCATTTTAATATCCGTAGAGAGAATTAGAGTTCCATCAATTTCATATGGTTTGTATAAAACCTTTACACCAATGATTGAAAATAGAAACTCTGCCTCATGATGCTCAACACCATTATCATCAACACAGTGCTTGCCAGCGCGTTTCACTTGATATGAAGTGCCGTATTTTTTCAGTATTCGCAATGCTGTGTGATAACCTCGTTGATAAATATTCATCACTACCTCACTGCAAATGTGTTAATCGCCAAGCCTTCTGAGCTATCCATCAAGCCGCATAGCAAACCTTTCAGCCAAGCGAAATTAGGTGCACCAGTATTGGTGCCTTCTGCATACTTCAAATCAATTGCTCCCTCAATACGTTCAGAAATTATTTCTGCACCTAATGTTGGCTGCAATTCATTCTCTTGTGCTTCAAGTGCAAGGCGACACTGAGCCTGTATAACCTGATGAGGAATCGCATCACTAGCAATTTCAACCCCATCACGAAACAATCCAGTGCGAGGAAAAGATAAAGGTTGCGTACTGTCTGAACGCTTACCCTGCCATTTTTGGGATTCTAAGAAGTCCATAGCAACGATGAGTAATGATTCGAGTGATTTACTGTCTGATAGGGTTAAATTCCTGACTTTCGCATATGCTTTTAAATCTTCAATGCCAGCATAACTATTAAACGTAGGTGAGTTTTTATCGGCATCAATCATGACCACCTCAAAATAAAAAGGGGCATTACGCCCCTATCTTCACTTGCCATCAGTAGTTTTTTTCCTTTTAGCTACTTCTGGCTCTATTGCTTTACTGCATTTTTGCCCTGAGCAGTTAATTTAATCATCACACCTGCTGTCAGTTTGTTGCTCGTAAAATGTTTTTTCCAGTTACCCGCAGTACCTAACTTGGTTAGATCTGGGTTTTTACCTTTTGATTCATCCCAGCTATACCCAAGCACACCGACGTTAACAACGCCTTCACCACGATACCCAATTTCTAAGTTTTCCTTATCATTGATCTCAAATGAGCGGAAGGTTGGTTCTTGTGACTCGATGATAGTCACAGCTCCAGGAACAAGACCAAAAATAGCATCAACTGGTGCACTGTCCGTTACCAAAACAGGCTTGCCTAACGTTCCCGGCTGCCCACCATAGATAACCACACCGGCCTCTTCGTATACTTTGTTATCAATCGCTTGGTCAACAATATCGAAATACGTAGTAGAGTGCATAACGAAGAGATTTACACGGTTAAACTTGTCCCCATATCGACGCAGCCCCTTGGTGAGTGTTTTTTTCCCATCTGTAGCAATGTCTGCTGTCACGACCATATCAGCATTACTTCCGATAGCTGCCCCCAATGCGGCTAAGGAATATTTAATGTAACCTTCTAGAGATGCATCAGCAGCATCAATACCAACTAGCTCAGAAAATTCAGATACATCTCGTCCTCGACGTTTAAATGCCTCTTCCGTTGTTGCATATGGACCATATTTCCATGGAGCTTTCACTTCAACAGATTCGCCCGCACCAATTTTTTTACTCTCTACTGTTCCTGTTGAATCAACATCACGATGCTCAATCGATCCTCCAATTTGATAGAAAGCACGTTTACGAAAATCACCTTCAATAAAAATGTTATCAAGCACAATGGCACCATTCGATGCCTGATTAAATACGGCTAAATTATCTTGGCGACGCTCTAAAAACGCTGTTTGCGCCAAGTCGTTGTAAATTACTAAATCGCTATTAGTCGTCGTAGCCATTACTTATCTTCCTTTACTCTTTAGGTAGTTTTAAAAATGTGTCACGTCCATATCGGCGAATATAATCAGCTTTCTCACTCGCAGACATTTGAGAGCGTTTAAGGTGTGCACCACCTTGTTTATGTTTTCCTGCATCCGTCCCTGAAGCAGCAGGGAACAAATGAGGCGCGCTTTCTTTTAATGATTCGACCCATTCAACAGGTGATAACGGTGTTCGGCCATCTTTCCCCATAATTGGATTACCATCATCATCAACGGCTACGGCCTGACCTTCATCGTTGATTTGAAAAATGCCTTTGGCACGTAAAATTAAGTCTTCTTGTGCGCTAGCTAATGCGCCGGCTTTACCAGCAGCAGAGCGTACTTCATCTCCCAATACACGTTGGCGAAATTTATTAGCAAAAGCCTCAGCCCTTTCCACTCGGCTATTGGCTTCTTTCAGCTGTTTATCAACGTCATTGCGTAAGCGCTCAGTACGTTTATTAATGACCTCATCAATTTTGCCGTCAGCGATTAACTTGGCCTCTTCATCATTTTCAAAACGCTTGAGAATTCCACGTACAGCATCGGGATCAATACCATCAAAACGCTTGAGATTATCGTTTTGCTCTTTGAGCTTACCCAATAACTCATCACGTTTAGCCTTCAGCCCAGCTACTTGCTCACCGACTGCTTTATCGATAATGGCTTGAATTTCCGGTGTGATTACTGATGCAGCTCCACCACTTCCACCACCAGCGCCATCATCAGCCTGTGAGTAATATTTGCGTTCGATATTCATAAATAACATGTTGTTCCCCTTGGGATTCATTGCGCCTAGCGCGTTAAAATAAAACCAGCCCTTGGCCGAATTTAGACAATAAAAAAGGCCACCGAAGTGACCTTGTTAAATCGTTAATTGATTAGCTATAACCCGCATATTTAAATGCTTTTTCGTCTAGCTTCTTGAGTTGCTCTAACGAAATAAATTCTCCCTTATCTGTATAAAATTCAGAAGGATGCATACCGCCCTCTTTCATTAATCTAAATCGTGTTTCACCGAACACTTGCCGTTGTCGCCATTCTGGTTGTCGCTGCACCCAATCAAGAAAATTGGTCTCAGCTGGAACTTGCCCATCCATTGATGCTCTCGTTCCTGCGTCCATCTCATTCACATCAATACCTAATTCACGCCATGACTTAGTGACGAAAGTTTCCGTTGAGCGACAATTAAAATGGATTTTACCGGGACCTTGTAGATAGGGGATTTTGTGTCCTATTGGTTTACCTTCCAGAGTATACTTCAGCCTATCCCGGACAATGCAATCATGGGAGGTTTTATTATCGAGAGTGGATAGCCACTGTTTGCAGTCAAGGATATCTTTATTAGCTTCAGCAAATTGTTCTCTTGCTGTCGCGTGTAAGTGACTGATTGCCGTCTTCGCTATCGTTGTTACGTTAGCTCTACTAAGTTGCAAGGCACCATCTTTATAGCCTTGATTTGCATGACCTCTGATTTTACGCCCAATCTCTAGCGCACTATCGCCATTTAAATAACCATTGCGAACAGCATTGTTTATGCGTGTCATGCGGTCAGATTCTAATCCAACAGCCCACTCAGACAGTAATTTCCCTTGAAATGGACGAGACATTGCTGAGGAAAACAACATCTCCTCTGTAATACCCATAAGCGGATATTGGCGTAGAACAGCATCAGGTAATAAAGCATCGAATAATGAGGAATAATAACCCGCTTCATACAAGGCATGCTCTCGCATTTCGCCTATTAATAACGTAAAAGCGCTATCAATCGCACGCTTATTAATAGCTTTCACGCTCGATAGTAATGACTCTAATCGCCTTGCAGTAAAGCCATTAACGTCAATAGTGTCATCATCTAAGGCAACAATAAGCGAAGCTGTTAATTCAGCGTCAAATTCATTGAGTGCATTTATCATGCGCCTTGCAACACCCGTAGAATAACGACCAGAAAACAAAGCGTGAGCAATCAATTCATCCCTTAATCGCTCATTCACTGATTTCATGTTTCACCTACTATTGTCGGCTCTTGGTTGTTAAGCTCATCAACCACCATATCAACATCATCAGCGGGGTCGATAACATCATATTTTTGTAAACTTCTCACCAAATCAGATTTACGCGTTGCTCCAGATTGCCACGCAGCAACAATTTCACGGATCATCGAACTGTCAGCAATGTGATTAACGAGGTCTTTGTTAATTTCAAAAGAAGTGTCTTTAGTATCTAAACCTAAGTATTCGGCGCACCACATTAACGCTTTGCTAAACGCATCTGAGACATTTGAGCAACAAATACTGAGAATAGAGGTTTGAGCACTTTGCTCCCCCACAGATTGAATAATCGTTTTGACTCTACTATCTGAAGAAACTAACTGAGCACCTAAAGCCACCATGTAATCGCGCTTACTGTCCATAGCTTCTTTAGCCAACATATTTGGCTGAGCTTGAACGTATCCATAAGAACCTTTATCAGGCAATAAGATTGGTGAACGAGAGCCAACCATGACACCTTTTTCTTGCAGCCAGTCGCGCCACTGCTCATTCAATCCACCAATGTAAGGCTGTACTTGCCCACAGAAAAACACGGAATCTTCGTAGTCTGCAGAATTTCGATAATGCCCTAAATTGATTTTTGCTAGCCCTAACAATGGAGCTTCATCAATAGTGTGATCGTTATTCTGAGCGCCAATAAACGTAAATGGAATTTCATCCCAAGCACCATTACCTGCACGTTCAGGAATATATTCAGAGTGGATTTGATACACGCTGCTGCCAGCAGGCTTACGATATACTCTGCAGATAAACTTGCCATTTTCTATCGCTAATACTCGGTATTGAATAGTATCTTTAAATCCAAAACCATCCTCTTCCTCAACCATTTCGCGAAGAACCACCAGCGTTAAAATGGTTCGACCGTTGATACGGTCTGCTCGCCAGTTAATGATATCCTCAGCTTGATATTGAAATATGTACGGGAGCTTAGAGTCGCTGTTGTAATCAACATATAACCCATGCCGTCCCACTTCCAATATCGATTCAAGAGAAGATTGAGCTAATTGATAAATGCTTGAACCCGCACCATCAGCATCATCTTTTAAACAAGACAGTTTTTCAGTGACCGCAACTAGTGGGTCTTTCTTGAATGCCATCCCTATCATACCGTTACGAGTGTTACCTGTTATTGGGTAAAACACCGCACGGTCTTGATAGTCCTTATTACGTTTCTTTTTGCGCTTATTGTCTTGCTCTTCAAGCTCAGGAAGATAACTTTTTATATCTTCACCACCTCGGCAAACAGAACGCACTAAAGCCCACTGAGGAGCAGCCGTTTTATACTCCGGTCGAGTAAAATCTACATTATTTATACTCATCAGAAGGTTGTTCCTAAGTTGATTTCAAATGCTGGACGTTTAACATTTCGCCTACTTACAGCAAAATATCTAAATCCATCAGCATCATGTGATGTGTAGTCGTGAAGTGGTTTATCTTTCCAGCAACCTCGTTTGTCATCCCACTCTTTGCGATACGCTTCAAGATGAGCAATGCCTTCAGCACATTTATGTTCATCAAAAACACAACGAGGGAGAATTTCACGTACAGCCTCAATACCTTCATCAATCGAAAGCTTTGGCACTACGTCAAATCGAATTGAGTAAACTTGCCCATCAATTTCATACCCTTCACGAGCTAGTTCTCTACGTGATTTCGCATCTGAACCAAACTCGCGGTTATCAATATCATGTGGTCCATTATGACTCGCGTATGTGTAGCCTTTATCTTTCAGCACTTTCATATAATGTCTTAGACCTTCACCACTGTTTGAGTAATGGTCTATCACATGGAATTCATCGCCTATTTCACGAATAAACCAAATTGAGGTTGAGTCACCAACGCCAATATCCCAATACGTATGCACAGGTAAGTGGGAATTATCAGGGAGTGTGCTAATGCGTTTATTTTCGTACAGAAAGCGGAATTGCTTAGCGTAATAAGCACCTTCAACGGATTGCTGGAATGCCTCAGACGGTATTGACGGGTACTCCCGCTTCATGTCTTCACCAAGCGTTTTCTCTTTGGCGTAGTACCATGCTTTCTGACGCTCGTTGAGGTGAATGCCATGCTTGCGGGATATCTCATCAAAGTAATCAATTAATCGCTGAGGTAATTGCTCAACAGGATCAATCGCATACTCCGGATTCTTCCACCATGAAAAGAAAAAGAATTTCCAATCTAAGTTAGATAGCGTTTTACACTGAATTTGCGCTTTTTCGGCCGACTGACAATAATCATAGAAATAGCCAGCTCGCCCCTCAGCAGTGCTTTCAATTGTCGTAAAACAGTCACTTGATACAGCTTCAAACGCACCAGTAACTATCTCACGAGCTTTTTCAGGGTACTTTGCACATATCTTTCCGAACTCAGATACATGCAAGTATCGAAGAGTGCCACCACGAAATGACGTGCTGATATAAAGTGACCCGCCTTTGCTAAAAACCAATTCACCAGCAGCATCATTACTCGCCGGATTTGCAGCTTTAATTTCTTCGGGTAGCTTTTCATAGGCATATTTTATTTTTTCTCTAAATAGCCTTTTAGCATCGTTAAGTGTATGAGCAATCAATGCACATTTAGCCGCCTCAAATAACGCTGCATCTAATTGGATAATGCAAACCTCAGTCGTAAAACCCAGCTGACGAGCCTTTAAGATAATGTTTCGCGTATGCATCCCTTCAAAGTATTCAAGCTGCTCAGGCGTCATTTTAAATCGAACTGGCTTACCTTCTTTGTTAGTGATCCAGTACAAGTGATTCAATCGCCAGAGCTTATCTCTTAATAATGCAAGATATTCTGGCTTCATACTTATTCCTTCGATAGGTCGTCCATCAGTGACGATATAGAGTCGGATACTTTATTCTGCTGCGCGTCATCCAGCCCGTATGCCTGGCGCTCAAGTCCAATTAGGTTTTTAAGTGTCTCGCTTAATGCTTTGGCTGATTTGACACGTTCAGGGAGGGAGATGATTGAGTTATAGATTTCATTCAGTTTGTCGCGCCCGTTATCATCGGGGTTAAACATTAACTCGCCCAGTTTACTTAAAGCTGGTACATCAGCACATTCAGCGGATAGTTCACCAAATAAACTGTTGGTTAACTCTCTAGCCCTGCGAATATCACTCCTATGTTCCATGCGAACATTGGCAATGACTTCAGCATTAGCTTCGATAAGTTGCCGCTCAGAAATAGCCTTCTCGGCGGCAACCAGAGTGGCAACCTCTCTTTTGGCAACCAAGTTTTCAGCCCTAGCCTTAACCTTTGCCTTTAAATCTCGTTCCCATCCTTCTTTCTTTGCGCGTTTACTTATCGCTTGATGGGTTATCTCATATTGAGAAGCTATTTCTCTTATAGACATTACGCCAGCTCGGTAAGCAGACTCAATAGCCTCCCAATCTGGTCTTTTGAACATTATTCACCCTCATGATAAATCAAAAAGCCAATACAAAAACAAGATCTGCATCTTTCACAAAAATCTTTAATTTGATTTAAATCAGAATAATAACAATTAAATTGTTGTATTTTAGTTTTTCATTGTTAATTTCATTGCTAAATGCAATATTTAGTATTGCTGCAATCCCCCTTATTGTGTTCATTGCAATAAGGGGTTTTTTATCTACAAACTCTTATCTTTACATCTTAGCCAGCAATTCTTCTGTCGATTGGTTTCACCAAAAATCTAAAACCTTCAGCAAGAAAACACTTATGCTTTAACTATTAACATTTCTTAAAGAGTTTCTCATAACAAATTAAAACCATTTTTAGCGAAAATATTTACATTGAAGGTATGTTATTTTAAATATTTAAAGGAGAGTCAAATGAAACTAACTTCAATAGACCATGTGCATGTATATGTCGATGACCTCAATGAAGCCGTAAAATGGTATAAAGATATTTTATTCTTTACCGTTACACCCAAATACAAGTTTTGGTTTGACCAGGGTGGTCCATTAGTCATAAACAATAATGATGTCCACCTTTCCTTATTTAAAAGGGCATCACAAAGCACCGGTAACACAATCGCTTTTGGTACAGATAAGACTACACTGATGGAATTCATAGAACACCTGAGAATCAACAACATTCAATTTTCTATCGTTGACCATGATGTGTCGATATCCATCTATTTCACCGACCCATACGAAAATAAGTATGAAATAACAACATATGAGCACTTCAAAATATAAAAATCATAGTTAATTAGGTAATAAAAAACCCGCACAAGGCGGGTTGTCTCTTGCAGTAATTACATTTTACTTTTCAATAAATTAATGTCGCTATAAATAATCCACTTTTGATTCTATTGAAATATCAATACTCTTTGTCTATCAAAACCATTAGCGCTAGCAAAGCTAAGGTATTCATCTAAAAGTTCTGGCGGCATAGTTGGTGTACGCGATAACACCCATAAGTAATCTTTATTAGGGCCCACAACTAGTGAATACTGGTAGTCGTCATCAAGCTTAATAATGTTATAACCGCCGTAAAAAGGACCGAAAAACGACACTTTCAAGGCACCTATATCCGAAGATTCAACAAAATAAGCCTTTCCTATACTCTCTTTCCATTTTTTCCCTTGTGAATCCCATCCTCTGTTGACTACCTTTACACCACCATCATTGCGTAGAGAATAGTTTGCAGAAACTTTACTTAGTCCCTTTTCAAATCGATTATCTATTCTAGCAACTTCATACCATTCGCCAAGATAACGGGATAGTTCAAAATGTTTAACTGGTGTTATGTCATGTGGTACTTTCACACTACACCCATTAAGTAACAGCATACTTACAAACATAAAAACTGACTTTATCTGCATTGCAACCTCACATAAAATTGATCTATGAAGATACTTTCGCATAAAAAAGAGCACAGAGCGACTATAGTGATTTAGTATTTCGTGACTATAGAACCCTCGTATTTAGATAAAGTCATTGTCGCACTAACTTGGATTACACTAGCCAGTGTGGTAAACCGATTGATGATAATATTAAAAGAATACCGACTAACAGGTATTGAAATACATGAAGCATACGGATAAATAACTCTTTGAATATCATAGAGTTTACTCCTTTCTGCTAAGGTTATTTTATTATCAAAATGCATAGTATCATCTAAAATATAGCAGCTCTTTTTAATTTGTCAGATATCATGTTTCACTAAAGTATTTAGCTAATGCTATTGCTAGTAATCAGCTTTCACGTTCCATATCGATTCAATTAACAATTAAATTATTCTGCTATAATGAAAAATGAACTTTGGCAGTCTGTAACCTCACACAATGTAAGGAAGGAAGTATGATTAAAAAATTCAGTTTACTCATATGCTCATTAGCTATTATTACGAGCTTGACTGCCTGTAATACGACAAAAGGTGTAGGTAAAGATATAGAAGCCAGTGGAGAAGCCATACAAAGAGCTGCTGAGTAAAATTAAACTTTGCCCAATCCTAAAAGCTTAGATATAAATACATCCTCTTGAGCCATAATATTTAAGAAATAAAATAGCATAGCCCGTATTAATTGATGAAATTGAATGTTTGACGTCAGATTCATCATTATAATTTTTAGGGTGAATTTTCATTAACTGATTCTAACTTATAAGAGATATTACATATGAAAAGAAGAATAATTATTGCTACATTAATGACATTATTTATTCCAGCCATTGCGAGTGCGTCATGCGAAAGCGTTGTTGAAGAAATTACGCAAAAAATTATTAACAATGGCGTGCCTGAAGAGAGCTTTACCATTACCGTCGTTTCAAATGAAGAAGCAGCCTCACAACAAGGTACTGTTGTAGGTAACTGCTCTAATGAAACACAGAAAATTATTTATACAAAAAAATAACTCATGCTATGCAGAGGGCTCTAAATGAAGCCCTCTCGCTTTTTATTCTAGTTGTAGAACGCCATGTTATTCAGAGCTTGAATGAGCGATCAAGCCTACATATATAATTTCGTCACCTTCACTAATAATGTCAATTCAATTGTATAAAGCTGTTGTTCTTCTTCGTGTACAAATTCATATAATGGCTTAATTTTCTACTATGTTAATACAAACTTACTAAGTTGAGTGATAATCCCATTTGGATTAGAAAATAAATAGTGATACTATTTTCTCGCTGGTCAAGGATGACTAGCCCTACAATAATTATGAGTTAATCTTAAAAACTCCCCTTTAACTGAAGGGGAGTTTTTAATTTTTTAGGAACAGTCTTATTCACTTATTTACGGAATCAACATAGCACTTTTCAATTAAAAATTGCTTTATTTCTATGTTTGTTGTTGTTTAATTTTCCGGATTACTTTTTTGCAAAAAAAATCGCCATTTCTCGAGGCTCCGTTTTGTAATATCTTATTGAGATTACTACCTTTTTAAGGTTGCCCCCATTCACGATTAACGTATAGTGACGCTTATTCATAAGTAGTTATTCTCATTTAGCCTCGATATCTGGGGCATTTCTTTATTGTTCAATTTTCCGTATTGCTTTCCTATTGAAAATATACTTATACTATTGGATTAAACTTTCATTACATAAGAGAACTGTATCAATATATATATGTATAATAACCCCGTTACTCTCTTACTAATATTTATCCCTACTCTTGCCTGCATCCTATTGATTATTGTTAAAGATAAAAAACAACCAAATTTAACGACACTTTTTTTAAAATTCTCTATCTACCTGTTAAGCACTCTGACTTTCATAAATTTAATTTTTTTTGCAAGGGCATTTACTGATTGGTATTAACGTAAACACTCCGCTCTAATGTAATCTTGCAAACCAAGTATCATATTCTTGGATTCTGCGATTCGCTGCCTGAGTAGCCAATAATTTCCGATAGCGGAGTCAGTAGGTCTGGCGGTTGTTCCATCATCCACGCCGGAGGTGGAATTGGTTTCGACTTTCTGGCAGCTGGCTCGGATGTACACCCGCTCAGGATTACGCTCAGCAGCAATACGCAACTCATCAATTTCAATTTTTGCATTGGCTAGTTCCTGAATATGTTTAGTATCGAGTTTATGGAGAGATTGGACACGTTCTTGGTAATCCTCATTAATTTTGACCTGCTCTGTCAACTCAACGAGTAGTCCGGCATTTTTGGTATTTAACTCACCTATCCTCTCGTGTTGTTTCCACATTCCCCATATCGCTATCAATGCGACAATAAATAACAATACGCTGACTTTATTCATGGCGATTACCATAAAGACGTTTAAAAATTAACTTGCCGACCTTTGTAATGCTCGATAGCTTTTTGGCAACGCTTCTCTAAACTTACCTTGTCAGTGCCACCACAAGTGTCGTCTCGAAGTGCGTATACGCCAATTGCCAAGTAGATGGGTAGACAGATAATAAAGTAGGATAAGCAAAAGCAAACTCGCCAAGACACACGGTTTTTTCTACCTCTCGTCTCGTCATTAGCCCTTTCCACGCCTTCCCCCCTGCATATATCCAGCGTTTTAATTCATTACATGCACCAGCTTGGTCACCAGCATTAAGTTTTTTAAGTAATGTTGAGCGCGAGAAAGCACCTATTCCCACGTTATAAGTAAATGAATAAAGTGCCGCCCTGGTGTAATCAGGAATATTGATTTTAATTAAGGGGTTTACTGCTTTAGCGACGATTGCTAAGTCTTTTTCCAGTAACTCGTCACACTCGACTTTTGTATAGATTTTCGTCGGAATAATGTCAGAACCTGTATGCCCATAACACACCGTAAGAACACCACCTACATCACGGTAGGGTTTGGGCTCATATCCCTCAAAATTAGTCACCATTACAACAGTTAATGCCATCAGCCCACCTGTCACAGCGGCTATTTTTATTTTATTTGGTATCTTTGCCACTGTTAGCCTCTCTTAATTTGAATTCTTTCCGTTTGTAGTACCAATTCACCAAGAAGGTAGCGACAGTACAGATAATCCCGATGAGCACAGCCCACTGGTCTAGTGATAACGCCCCAGCTGTAGTAGTGATAACTCCAAGAGCATAAGAAAAGGGGCTAGAGTATTTTTCGTTCATACGCATATCACCCCCAACGGAGTGGTCCAAGATTTGGTTAATAGAAAGCCACCAGCTATAAAAACTAGAAGGTGTTAATGAAGTCAGTTGAAATTTAGGCAATAAAAAAGGTCACCGAAGTGACCTTAGTAAATTCTAGATAATTAATTTTTTTTCTTACCTGTTATAGCATCGTAAACAACACTTAACCCATAAATAATAATGGCGAGAGGTAATCCCCACTTCACATCTCCTGAGATGACGCCATAATTTTCGAGTAATGTTATTATGCCCGCGAGGACAATAAATATACCAAAAAACATAAATACCTCATTCATGTATATGCGAGTACGCTATTATACATAAAGATTAATTTAGCTTACATCTTGAATAGAGATCGCCGCGAACAATAACTATTCATCAAATGATTTAGGTTCATTAAAATATCGAGGTAGCCGCGTATTTAGTACACCAAAACAGACTTAAATCTAAACAGTGCAATTATGATTCATTAACTTTGGCTTAGAACGACTAGCTCAAACAAAAAACCGCACTAGACAGGGTATTTTCAACGTATTACCTCGCACTCTTACTGGTACAACATGCGCATATTTTAATAAGGCTATATCCTGAAGCTTTAGCCGCAGCTATTGCATGTATAGCATTAAATAGGTTACCTAGGTAGAAACGATTTGAAGTCATCGGCATTTGTTTACAGCCAACTTTGTGTATTTTGTAATTACCTTTTGGTCCCATCGTCGTCTGAATGTAATAGTTCATACATCTCCGTATTTACATTGTACAAAAGATTTATAACTTATGGACCGCCATCGAGGTATCGAACCCCGACTCTTAGTTTTGCTAATACTAAATACTCTTCCAGTTGAGTTAATGGCGGAATGATTTTACATCCAGTAGACCAATGCAAACGAGGCTAAAAGCAATCCTAAAATAGTTAGAGCATTTTGCGTTAGTGATAAAATTCGTTGATAAAAGGTAGGTAAGTTCATAGGTGATCCCTTAGGAAATAAATCCTTTGGATACCGCATCTATTTTTAAAATAAAAACTCGCAACTGCAAGATTTGCTTTTATAGCAATGAGGTATGATTACATGGCTATTGTAACACAGAACTCTCTCACTGAGGGGATTGTAATGATATATAAAACAAAAAACCCCACTTTTGCGGGGTTTTATAATCTATATGTTATTTAAGCTGGCTTCATATTAGATTTACAAAAAATACATTTAGCGCCATATGGATTGCTTTTTGATACATCAAAGTGATAGCGTCTATATTGAGATCCCTTACAACAAGGGCATCTCATATTAATATTGTCTTAAAGTGCCACCACATTAGCAGCCGCTGGACCTTTTGCGCCATTTTCTACCGAAAAGCTGACTTTTTGTCCATCATATAATGTTTTGAAATCATCGCTTTGAATCGCGGAGAAGTGAACAAATACATCTTTGCTCCCATCTTCAGGAGAGATGAAACCAAAACCTTTAGATTCGTTAAACCACTTTACTAAACCTGTCATTGTATTAGACATAGAATTTCCTTTAATTTTTTGATTGCCATAAGGCATAGATGAGGTTTGATTTTTATTTTTACTTATGGGAATTAATTATAAGGAATTCGCAATGAAGGGATATCTTAGATAACGCTAAATGGTGAACAACTTTAAACTGACTAGCATAAATAGGCCTGTACTTCCAAACCGATGACTTGATTAAGCCATACAAACACTGGGATAGCAAATTTAATTTTCACTCTCACCATAAAAGCGTTGATTTTGCTTAAGACACCACATATTCATCATCAATAACTTTTCCAAACAAATCATATTGATAGCCAACTTATTATCAATCCAATTATTTTTGCAATAGTATTGATTTGATTAACTGAGGTTACATATGAAAAATCCTCGCTAGGTGACTTATGTAAATATGAATGATTTCGTTCATCCCGACAGTTATACGCTAACATAGCTTTTATGTTCAATATTCATATGACTGGAAGAACCAATCATATGAATAACTTTGAAATTCTGAGAATTATTTTTAATATCATAACCCATATCGCAGTCTTAATGACTGAGGATAAGGATGGAAATATTTTTGATTATTCAAATAGTTATCAGGATACTCAGATAAATAGTGCGTAATTAATGTTAATGGAGCCAATAAAGGCTGTGTTCCTTGGCGGTATTCGAGGATTAACTTACTCAATGCTTGCCTTTGGTTTGATGTCAGATAGCGTTTAAAGTAACCTTGGATATGCATAAGCACATTAGTGTGATTGCGCCTAGTCGCTTGGTGTTGTAATAAATTCATAAACTTATTTCGATACTCATCAAAATAAGAATCGATTGAATCCCATTCATTGTTACTAGCAACAAAACGACCAAGTTCTCGATAAAGAGGCTGTGAATGCGCCAATAAAAGGAGCTTATATCGAGTATGAAAGTCGATTAATGAGTGCCGATTGAAGGAGTTTTTCTTTAGTTCATTTAGCTCATGAAGAGCAAATACCCGTATAATAAAATTTTCTCGAATATGAGGATCGCTTAACCTGCCATCTTCCTCAACAGGCAACCAAGGCATTACTTTGAGTAATTGTTCAGTAAAAAGCCCAATTCCAGACTTTTTATTACCATTGCCAACTGAATCATATACTCGAACCCTTTCCAAGCCACAGCTAGGTGAGTTTTTACATACAATATAACCACTTAAATTTAAAAGCCCACTCAAATAAGTGGTCGAAAACTGAAGCATCTCTTCAGTTAAATCGCCTTCACGACCATCACTGAATTTCAGTCTAACGCTATTTTCGTCAGATTTAACTAGCCTCAATGCAGGTCTAGGTGTTGGTAAACCAATCGCCATTTCCGGGCATGCTTGTTGGTATTCGAAATAATCTGATAACTCATCTACAGCAAAGTGAAAGCGCTTATGACCACCATCAAATCTAACGCTATCACCCAATAAGCATGAGCTAATACCTACAGTGATTTTTTTATCTGATGTATTGCTCATATCACTAGAGGTAAGAAGATTAACCATCATTGCCACCTTATATGAAATCACTTATATACGAAATTGATTTATAGTAATAATTGAATTCATATTAGTAACATTGCACTTTATTTACTAGCTTTATAAATCACTACTCCACACTCTAATAAAACAAACAAAAAAGCCCCACTGAAGTGAGGCTCATAAGCTGCTGACGTTGTAGTCATTCTTATCACAATATCAGCTATTTTACGATCGTAAAGTATTTTATTAAATCTTCTCTACATACCTATCTAATTCTAATTTTATGTCTAACATCATCAACATTCCGTCAATGACCCCCTCCGCTTTTTGAAGTTTTTTCCCTATATGGGTATCTGAGCATTTATGTTCTCTAGCTAGCTGCATGAATGTTTTCCCAAATAAATAATAATCCAGTAGCAGGTCATGCATCTCTCTATTCTTTATACTTAATTGAGCCATACAGCTAGAGATAATCATGGCGTCATCTTCACAACATTGAGGTCGAGATTTCACCTTACTAGGTATTAAGCGGCTAAATCCTGCCGCTGTCGAATACCATTGAACTGACTCGATGTTATCCGCAGCCCATGCGCCCCACATTTCTAGTACTTGTTGAATATTACGCATCCGTTACCTCGTATTAATTTGCGAGCTTTTGCCGTCGGATTCAGCGTTAATACGTTTAGCTATAGAAATGGCACTATCTGATTCTTTGGCGAGATTTGAAGTGCCTCTTTCTCTTGTCTTGTACATAGTCATTAATCGCCCATTTATCACAGCATGATTTTCAGCCTTAACATCGGTAGAATATTTTTTTACTGTTGCGCGATAACATCCTAGGTACCGAGAAACCTCAGCCATATTTCCATATGTCTTAATAAGCAACTCTGGAATAGTCGTGATTTCAGCTTTCATAAATCCCCCATCTGATAAGTGATCCCTTGCTGGTACCAATCAGGTAACGTGAACTCAATCCGACCTATTACACCGCTAGCCCGTAGCGCCTGAATTCTTTTAAGCTCAATCTTCATGTGCTGATATAACTCATCCATTTGCCACGGTTTCAACTTCACTGAAGTACCTGCTAAACGAGCTACGCGGTCAATCGTCATTTCGCTGTAAGTGATAACAGCGTGAGCATTGAATTCATGTGGGTCTTCGCCGAGTTTTCGATGGCAACCTACGCAGTGAGCGAAAGCATTAAAGGGATGGTATCGGGTTGATTTGTGTCGTCGTGATTTGAAATGTGAACAGTGGAGTTTTGAAGGTTCGTGTCTAAATTGTCTTCCGCAGTAGTCGCATTCATAATTTGCTCTTTCCCGGACCAACTGCGAGAACACAATATCGTGCTTGTCGCGTTTTAATGCCATTTATTTCTCCTGAATACCCCACTCAGCGACTACAATCACAGCCATCGGGCTTTCGCTTAACTCTATCGTCCTCATAGCATCTACTGCATGCGGTAATATAAATTTGCGCTTTAACACTCCAGCACACTTCCTGACCGCATCATTTGATTTATGAATAGCCCAGCATAATTTAAGGGTAGTAAGTGCGCTCATAAACACTTCAGCCTCATTTCTCATCTCTCTTGTTGCTCCTTAAGTTTCATATACTCCGAGTTATTTGGGATGATGATTGGGATGCCTTTCTCAATACACCATTGCTCATGTTTCTCCATCATGTAGAGCATCCGTGTTTTATCCATCTTGCTAGTTTTCTCACGCTCTCCATTTTCATCGCGACCTAACCAGTGACCGACAAAATATTCATGCGTTTCTTCATTAGTGATTGGCTTTGATAGAACGACTTCACCAGCTCCATTTTTAATATCAATGACAACACCACGCGCACGCAGCCAATCGCCTGTAGTTTCTATCCACATGCGCCATGTTCTGTTCATTGGTATTGTTCTGAGGTCACGCCATTCAGTGATTCTGATTCGGTATCGCTTACCGGTTTCTGTTACTTCTGAGAGAGTTTTGAAAATGCCTTTGAGATTAGATTTGTGGAGACAGATATCATCTGTCAATTAGCCTCCTATTTTACCCTTGCGAAAATTAGTTTTGAGGCGTAGCCTAATAACGTTAACTCGTTAATTAATCAGTTTTTACCTAGCGGCCATCGTATAATGGCTATTACCTCAGCCTTCCAAGCTGATGATGTGGGTTCGATTCCCACTGGCCGCTCCAATCGTTTTATCAGCCACTTTATCCCAACTAACTCTCAACTCCATTGCTAAGTTTAGCTATCAACTCATTTTGCCAAACCTTGATATAAGCTGTTCCACGAGGAAAGCATCTCAATAATTTTTGATTCAATTTACTTTGAATATTTAAGTAGTTCATCCCATTGAGCTTATGTCCTTTCTTTAATGACAGTAACTTACTATTGATATAACAATTGTTTTTTTCATCTAGCTTATGGTCTTTATGAAATAAAATACTCATTTTGTAATCTCTTAGCCGACAGCACTGTGATATTCAACATTCAAATCATCAAGGCTAGCGTTACCTAAATTAGCCCAAAAGACAATCGTTGCCTCAGCATCCAACGCACACTCCGCTAACATTAGCTTTTCAAATGGCTTTCCATTCCATGTACCGGTAATGTTGTATACCGCTTCATCATCCATCTTAAAACCCCTTATGATTCCATGTGTTACTTGAATCCATATTTGCTTTTCCACTCAGCAATGATTGATAACGCTTTGTCACGCTTAGTGGGTATCACTGCACTTTCTAGCTGCAATATCGGATCAGGTATCTTCTCGCCTGATTTGATTTTGTTGGCCATGACTTTTAACTCGGACGCACAAAGTTTTATAACCTCTGAATCCGATAGGTTGCGGCTTCGCATTTCTGAGTAAACTTTAGTGACAATCCAGTAACAGGCATTTGATGGCCAATTAAATCTACGCCAGCCTCGTTCCGAGCAATACTTTTTGAATATTTCATATAGTTCAGTTTCAGTGGGCAATCCGAGCTGAGTAAAGTCTTCCTGTTTGCACCACCTGATGAATTGACCGACAGCAGGGAAAAAAGGCGAATCACTAGCCCTCGCGTGTCTCATTCCGTTTTGAAGTTGCTCGCGGGTAGTAATTCCATTTTCAGCAAAAGCGGCAATCCACTGGCGCTTAGCTGCTAGCTCGTCGCTTTCATTTTTGAATATGGTATTTACTGCAGCAGGAAAGATTTGTTTCAGGTTTCGGAATAGCACATCAACGAGTTGCTCAGCTTGTGGGCTTACTATTTTTTGCGGCGTACTGTCTTGAGCAATTTTAGTCAGTGCGCCTGCATCACGATTAGCAATTGCAGTTGCCAAATGAGGTTTCATATAAATTCATTCTCCCATGCTTCACGAGTATTCCAGCTTTGTGTTGGCTCTTGCTCTACAACTCGTTTGTTTCGGTTTGGTTGCTGACTTTGAATGACTAAAGTCGCCCATTTTTTGCGAAGTTTTGCAGGAGATAACACGACGCTACACCAGAAGGAATCGCGGTTAGCCCATTGGAATAATCGGCAAATATCTTTGTGTGAATACCCGTCTAGTTGGCGCATCAAGCGAATATCATTAGCCCATGATGACCAGTTTGGCTCTTTGGATGTAGGACTGATTATCAACACTTGCGAGTAAATCCATTGAGCTGCTTTGAGGTCATCAGCATTTCCCCACTTGTTACCTTTGGGAGAACAAACAGCGGCATTGGGATCAACCACTGAAATTTTTTCGGATGGTTGGTCAGGGGATTCGATAGAATTCTCTGACGATATATTATTTATTTCTTTTTTCTTTAAAGTATTTCTTTTGTGTGTCTCCAGATTAGAGACAAATGATGTCTCTAAGTTAGAGACGTTTTTTGTCTTCAAGTTAGAGACACTGTCTCTAGATTGATTTTTCCATGCTGAAACCTCTTTGTTGACACCAATTTTTTTACCATCAAGAATGATATAATTCATTGAAAGTAATTCATTCTTTGCCTTATTAACGTTCTGCCTTGATAGTTTGGTCATCTCAGCTAATTGAGAGTCAGATATTCGATCGCTTTTCTTTCCAAAACCATAAGTTTTACGAATTAACGCAAGCATGACTCTAAATTGCCTTGCGGTTAGGTCGCAGCACATCAGCGATTCAAGTAACTCGTTGGCAAGCTTTGTATAGCCACTGTCCAACTCTGCCATTCTTGGTTTCTCCGGCTTAACGGGAAATTTAAATACCTCCGCTGTATTCATAGCGACCTCCATATCGATTTGTGATGTAATTCATTTTCATTTATAATTACCTTGTGAAATTAAATAATTAATGCGCCTCAGTTGCTCCAACAACTGGGGCGTTTTCTCGAGTAAGCAAGCGTGAAAGCTCGCCAATTTGCTTCCACAAAAATCTGTATTCCTCTTCACTAATTTTCTTTTCACCCGGCAAAACAAAATCAATTACCCCTGCCGCTGCTAATGTCTCGCATAGCTCAGGTATCTTTTCGGTTCTACGAGTGATAGTTGAGTCATGAACGCCTAATGATTTAGCGATGACTGTTTGAGATGTTGTTCTGATAACTTGATAAGCGGTTGCCACCAAGTGATTGGATACAAATCGGTTAAACGATTTGCGTGAATTTGCGTTTTCCATAATTTATATTCCTTCATATACAGTTAATCCGTTACCCACGATCCTATGGGTGTATCTAAAAGTGCGCTTTTTCAGCGCAAACATGTTAAAGAGCTATTTTGATTACATATATCTTTGTGGATACAAAATTTGCATTTCTGTAATTTTATCGCCGTAGAATCTAGCTAATCTCTCAGCTAACTCTAGTGAAGCAGCCTGAGTTCCTCGCTCTAATCTGCTCAAATTGCCAACATCGCAATTGATAGCGTTGGCAACTTCTGAAATTGTTAGTTTCTTTTCTAGGCGAATTTTCCTTAACGGTGTTTGCATATTTCACTCCTTTTAAATGCGTATTACGCATACTACCACACAAATAAATATGCGCAATACGCTTTGTGTAGTACGCATAAATAAAGTTGAATTAAGGTATGAAAATAGGAACTAGAATTCGCGAAATACGAAAAAGTAAAGGGATGACAATCCTTGAATTAGCCACTGCTATTGGTAGCGATGTGGGTAATATCTCTCGCCTAGAAACTAATAAACAAGGCTATTCAGAAAATACACTGGTAAAAATAGCATCAGCACTAGGCGTCACTGTTGCAGATTTATTTACTGAAAACCCTGTACGACTCGACGAAATTGAATACATTGGTGAATTACCATCCGGGCTAGTGCCAGTTCGAGGAGAAGCAGTTCTTGGTGTAGATGGCGCTGTTGATATGATGGAAGAGCATAACGGCTGGTTAAAGATTTATAGTGATGACAAAGATGCTTACGGATTAAAGGTCAAAGGCGACAGTATGTGGCCAAGAATTCAATCTGGCGAGTATGTAGTTGTTGAACCCAATACAAGTATTAGAGCTGGTGATGAAGTATTCGTTAGAACTATCGAAGGTCACAATATGATCAAGATATTCAACAAAACCAGAGATGGGGACTATCAATTTACTAGTGTCAATAACGCACACAAACCTATTACGTTAATGCCAAATCAAGTAGATACTATCCATTATGTTGCAGCTATAGTGAAACCAACTAAATACATTGATAAGTGTGACAATATTAATCCACTACATCGAATAGTATAAAATTAGGTGACCTTTTGAGGAGAAAGCATGGCATTCAATGATATTGAACTAGCAAATATTGAAAAGTGCTTGGAATTTTTCTTAGAAAAACGCCGCCCAGCAGAACATCTCAGAGATGAGCTCGATTTACAGTATCGTATTGAAGATGACTCGGTCGTTATATTCGAGGTTAGACAGCTAACATGGAGTGACTCAAGAGTAGAAGAACCTGTAGCAAAAATAATACATAACAAAATCACAGGCTCTTGGTCACTACTATGGATGGATAAAGACAGTAACTGGCATCATTACGATGAAAAAATGTTAGGTAGTTTTTCAGATGCTATTAAGCTTGTAGAAGATGATTTACAAGGTTACTTTTTTGGCTAACGATACATTCAGAGTATTACTGACAAAACAACAGTAAATAGCTTTAAATAACCTCAGTCCTCCCCACGAGGGCTTTTGTATGTAAAATTCGCAGCCTCCCAAACGGATAACCACATGAAAAAAATCATTATTTTATCAGCTCTAATTTCGTTAACTGCCTGCTCTTCAGGAAAAAATGACAACTCCCCTGCACAAGTAGGAATGGCTAACCCTGCTTCTGTTTATTGTGCAAAATTAGGCGGAAAACTAGACATAGTTAACACCAACGATGGACAAGTCGGATATTGCACCCTCCCCTCTGGTGAAAAAATTGAAGAGTGGTCTTTGTACAGAAGAGATCACAAATAAACATAAAAGCCCTAATGGGCTTTTTTGCCCATAATTCCCTACCTGTGTGATTTTCATTTCTCACCTAGAAAATAAATAAAATTAATTTAGTAAAAAAATCATAAAGATGCGTATGAATCACATAAATGTAGATATCAAACCAAAATATGCGCTTGACGCATTTGCGTAAAGTGCATATTATTATTTACACCAAAGGCAAGGAGCCTTAGATGAATAGAATGTTAGCTCTTTAACAACTCGCGCTGAAAAAGCGCAAACCAACAGTAGTAGATTTTGGGATTGGTTAATAAGCAGGCTGATGTGTTAGCAGTTAGCAGTTAGCACATGCCATCAATAATCAATAACCAATCACCAAAGCAAACTGCAAGGAGAAACTATGTGTAACTTTCACGGCTACAACAATGCAAGATCACGCAGAATGCAACGCAGGAAGGCATTGCTAGAATCATACGAACTAACCGAAAGCTTAAAAACCGCAATACATGGCAAATCAGAAAAACAAAATAAGCCCCCGACCTTATCATTAACGCGCAAACCAATTAACCGAGTTGAAAAAGCAATATTAATTCGAAGTACTAAAGTTTATGACTCAGCAGATAATACCTGCTTACCTAACGCTAGTATTTACTCAACTAAATATAGGGCGTCAGGAACATTATTAGAGTCAGGCGAAGTGACAGCGAGAGCTTAAAGCTTATTAGGTGAGCGGGTGATAGATAAGAATTAGAAATATGATAAAGCCCTATTAAGGGCTTTGAATGACTAAACGTTTTTACGTTCGATTGTCTGCTCACCCCAAAACAACTTATCGTCTGTTGTTTTAGAAAAAGCTAGAGGGAGCACTTCATCAGAACCTTCTTCCCAAATTTTCTCAGCTAAAACTTCATCATTTTTAGCTAGCTCAAATATAGCTTGAGCAATCTCAATTGAAGTTTCACGGACTTTCGCCCACTCAGATATGTGATGATCTTTCATGCTTTATATCCCTTAGTAGTTGGTACTAAGGGAAATAATAGCATGAATACAGAAATTTAAAAAAGCAGCTTAACTTGCACTGCAATTACAAAAGTTCACGCTCAACAATACCCCACTAAAAGATTAATCGGGTTTTAGTAAAAAAAGCGCATAACCCTGATGAATCAAAACTATCTGTTCGTTTCTGTTGGTTTGAAGAAAACTTTCAAGTTAAATTCGGAACTTCTTTTAAGTTCAATGACATCTGCGAAGAAAGCTTTAATAAATCCAAACCCTTAGAGATAAGTACTTCGAAGTAATCAACCAAGAAGAGACCGACAAAGTTGTGACGGCAATCATGCAAGAAATTTAATCATTCATCGAATAGCAATACTTACTCTAGCGTCTTTACGAGGGCGCTAGGTTGAATAATAGGAGGTATAGAATGGCTGGTAAAAAAGTACAGTTACATAGAGTAAAACTTTACGGTAAAAATTTTTATTTTCATGAGAATTCAATTTCTGGGTTCTGGGAAGATGATGAAGATAAAGAAGATATCAGATCAGCAATTATGCTAACTAGCGGTAGTGACTTAGTTTATCCCGTACCGCTATCTGAGCTACTAGAACAATTAAAAGAAATTATTGATTTTCAGCTACCTTAAAAGGTATCTAAGAACGCTTTCGATGGAGGTGGGTTTTCTTTACTCCATTGCTTCTTGGCGACTTCATAGCATTCAGGATATAGAACTTCAATCTCAGCCATTAGTTGCTCTGGTGTCTTGATTCAATTTTGTTTAGCGGCTAATGCTAGAGCCATATCAAAAGCAACCCTTTCTACAGGGTTATGTTCGGTAATAACATTTTTAGACATCAATTCAATCCTCTCTATCTCAGGGGAGGAATAAGTATATCCAATTTATTACTGGGAAGTAATAAACCTCAGCTGCCTGACGTGGTTAAAAGCAGGCAATTTGATACTTATTTTACTCAAAAAAACGCACATAAGGAGGCAAAATGCCACACGCTAAAGCATCAGTAGATATTAACTTGAAACTCATTCTGTCTGATGAAATGCCACCAAAAGTAAAAGGTATGGCTGAAATATCTGTACCTGAAAATGAGCCAAATATTCAAATGCTATTGGATGAGTTTGTGAAAAATCTAATCGGGAACGAAGCAGTGAAAACAGCTCTCAAAAAAGCCGCATTAGAAACACTAGTCAGAGACATTATCCATTAAAAAAGACCTACATCTTTCATATTTAACCGAATAAATATTATCAACACCAGGGTACTTTCTATCGCTATCGCAAGATAAGTGAGGATTTCGCACATCCGGAGATAAGCATGAATATTGATAAATACAAACTTTGTTTAGCTCAATCACAAGCTGGAATTGCACGCTATCTCAAGGATGAGAACGGATGGAGCGAAGCAAATGAAACATTAAAAACAGCATATGGAGTCAAATATGAACGCAAAGCAGAAATACATAAAACAGCAAATATTCGCCCTACTGCGCGAGTCTGACATGACTGATAAACAAATAGACGAATTAGTAGCTGATTGGAAATTTAAACAGCAATGCGAAAAGACAAATCGAATCCTACGGCAAGTTAACTCTCGTGGGTCATACGCATTCACGTAAGGATGAGATATGAAAACTTCAGAATGTGAACTAAAGCAAAGGCAGGATGTCGAGAAAAGACGCAGAGAGCGCGAAGAAGAAGCTGAATACTATCGCATGGAAAGCTTGGGTGTTCAGCAGCAATCGACCCCTATTCGCTGGATGAGAGGTGAATATGGGTAAATATCTAGTTAGATGCTTTCCATCTCACCATACAAAAGAAGCAGCGCTAAAATCAGCGATAGCGCAAATAAAATTATCTAGGCAAGGAAAACCACAAAACATTAACGCATCACGGAAGATGCGCGAAGCCACAGACGTGCGGCAATCAAATCTAACAATGTCGAAATTCTTTCCTCCCCTTCCTGGTTACATCGAACAGCAACGGATTGCTGAAGACCTGATGAGATATGCGCGTTATATAGCGAAAGGAATCGCTCCAGGCAACTACGGTTATGGTGAAGGTAGAAATATGGGTGACTAAATTTAGGAGTTAATTATGAGTGAGGTATACAAAGCAATAAGTAATGTTGCCAAGGAGCTAGCAGAAACAGGAATTAAAAAGGAAAGCGAGAATAAACAACAAGGATTTATGTTTAGAAGTATAGATGCAGTCTATAACGCATTAGCTCCTGCGTTAGTGAAGCATGGATTGCTAATTCTACCAAGGATGATTAATAGAACAGCAACTGAACGAGTTACTCAAAGAGGCGGTGTATTAATTTACGTAACCGTCAAAGCTGAGTTCGATTTTATATCTACCAAGGATGGTAGCAAGCACACAGTCGTAACTTACGGCGAAGCCATGGATAGCGGGGATAAAGCCACAAACAAAGCGATGTCAATTGCATACAAATACGCAGCATTTCAAGCCTTCTGCATTCCTACGGAAGAAACAGCTATTGATGCAGATGCAGAAGTTCATGATGTCGCCCCAAGGACGGCCGAGCAGATATTGAGTGATTACACTGGATTCTTGCATAAAGCAACTAACGAACTTGTGATTACTAACGAGTACAAAAGAGTATGGAATGAACTCAACGGCAACAGTACTCAGCAAGAAGAATGTAAGCGATTAACAGGCATAAGAATTAACGAACTTAAGAAGGCGGCATAAATGGCTAGTAAAGGCGTAAACAAGATAATACTCATTGGTGGTGATTATGGATGAAGCGGAACTATACCTTTCAGGAATGAGCATAACAGAAATCAGTAATAAAACTGGAATGCCGCTATCAACAATTCGATTCAGATTAAAAAAGAAAAATATACTCCGAAGTAGAGGCGATGCCATAAGGTTGGCATCCTCGCAAGGAAAACTTGGGAAGGGTCTTCTAGGAAAGAAAAGAATATTCACTAAAGAATGGAAAGAGAATATATCCAAAGGTAGATCTGGCATAGGAAAAGGCTTCTCACTAAAACCTAGCGGGTATATTGAAATAACTATGGGCAAGAATAAAGGAAGGTTAGCCCACGTTGTAATTATGGAAAAAATAATAGGGAGAAAGCTAATGCCGAATGAGTGTGTTCATCACATAGACCACAATAGAAATAATAACTCACCAGAAAACCTTCAGCTCATGACCAGAGAATCACACGCAAGACATCACGCTCTGGAAAATATTAAAAACAGAAAAAGAGACCACAACGGGAGATTGAAATAATGGCAAGCCGTGGAGTTTGTAAGGTAATACTCATTGGATACTTAGGCAATGACCCTATAGTTAGATATGCACCAACTGGTACTGCATTTGCTAGTTTTTCAGTTGCGACAAGTGAGATATGGAATGATCGAAATACTGGCGAACAAAGAGAACGTACTGATTGGCATAATATTTCCATACAAGGAAAGTTAGCGGAAATAGCCGGACAATATCTAAGAAAAGGCAGTCAGGTTTATATCGAAGGAAAACTCCGAACTCGTAAATATCAAGGGAATGATGGACAAGAAAAAAATATTACTGAAGTTTTTATAGGCATCAATGGAACAATGCAAATGCTAGGTAGTAATAGCAAAACAGGAGCTCCTGTGCCTCGACAACGCGCTCAAGACCCTATGCTATCAGGACAATCAGCTCATCAACACATCGAGCCACCGATGGATTTTGACGATGACATTCCGTTCTAGACAAGAAAAAAACCGACTAGAGTGCTAACAATAACAAAAAACAATACAAACAGAACAGTTATACCACCTCCTATATATTTGATAACTATATCAATAATAGCCAGTCTATTTATTATTCTTTCATCAGGATCATTAGATGTAAACATTTGATGTTTATTCCCCGTTATTGATTCCTAAAACACTTATTCTATTCAAGCCAAATCAATAAAAAATGACCCACATCATTTTTTATTGAAAATGGAGAATTATTAAATTTAATCAACTAACGGATTAAAAGTAATGATGTAAACAGGAGATAAATATGAAAACCTTTAAAAATGTAGCATTTCTCGGAGGTTGCGATAAATGTGACGCAGAACAGCAACAGTACATATAGATGAAGGTAGTAATAATTGGTATTCGATGGTGACAAAATTACATGCGAAAACTGCAGACATACTGTTGTTATTGAAGCAGATGGAAAATGCGCTTGGTGTGTATGGAATGAATTTAATGACTCTCAAGAATGCAATAAAGACTAGAAAAAAACCGACGCATGGAAGCATCGGCAAGGACTGTAAAAATAATTAGAAAGTTCTAATTAACTATAGGCTATAAATTTAAAAGGCTGATGAAACGTTTTAATCCTAGCGATTAAACAAATGCAATGAAGAGGAATGAATATGATTGAGAAGCCGATTTATTATATATCAGCGGAAAGAACAACCATTAAAAAGAATCACTTCTTACTTTGCATCGTTACAGTTTCTGGTGATTGTTGCGAACTTTTAGCTGAAAAGAAGTTTGTTTTAAAACCGACAAGGCGGCAAATACGGAAGGTAACTAAATTCGTAATAAATCACATTAAAAGGTGTAGTGATGGATAATTCAAGCCTGCAATTTGAAGAATGGTTTAAAAAAGAGTATCCGTTAATTGAGTCTCAACCAGAAAATACTTTACTTCAATCCGTAAAGCGTCAATGCCACAAAGCATGGCAAGCATCACGCGAGAATTTGGAGGTTGAATTACCTACTAAAGAATCCAAGCCATCTCAAGTTAATAGTTATGCCTTTGGGTATAACAGAACTATTACAGAATAAATTGAATTATTAAAAATAACAGGGAGTTAAAATAAAAAATGAACCATGAGATATTAGAATATGTAAAAGAATTAAAAAAACGTAGTGAGTTATTAATTAAAGCTGAGTTTGAAAATGATGAGTTCAATTACAGACTGAGTGACTGGGATAAATTAATACATCCCAAGAGATTAATTCAACTATGTAATCAAATAGAGCGAATTAATAATCTAAAACCCATAGGATACATGTCAGTAACCGGAGTTGAAAATATACACGATTATGGCAGTTCTACTGTGTATGAAGATTCAGAAAATAAACGAAACATTCCCGTATACATCCAATATTAAATAACCATGCAAATAATCGGATATGTATTACTGCTTGTAATGCAGAGTTCTGCTGTACCTGTATCTGAGCAAATATACACATAGCAAGAATGTGAGATCCGTGCCTGGCAAATAACACAGGTGCGGGATGTTGAGATAGTTTAGGAGTAACCATTTTAATAAATTAATAAAGTAGAAATTATTAAACCTTGGAAAGGTAATTAAATCTCATAACGAAATACATATCTGACACGAAAAAGAGGAGAACAGAAATGAAAAACGAATGTGATACAAAATACACTGTAACTTCTGCTGACTCTCAGTCTGTACTAAATTTTTATGGGTTCAAAGTAGACCGACTTGTAAATGAGCACGAGAGAAAAGAGATTACGGGCATCGCTCGCAGTACAGCGTTTAAGCTCGAAAAAATAGGCAAATTCCCAGCACGAAGAAAGCCGGGGCTTGGTGAGAAGAAATGTGCTTGGCTACTTTCAGAGTTACTATTTTGGGTAAGAAATCAACCTTATGCTAAAGAAGATTAGCGCGACCGCTAATGCATTTTTAGGTAACAACCTACTTTATATAGGCTCTTGCGTTGCTAATAAGCGGAACCGACGAAAACATATGCTATCAAACATCACTTCACCATCAGGTTGAAAACCCAACCGTAAAATAGTTTTAATTTTTACCCTACTCAAGGGCAGTAAAATAGTGATGCTTTCTAGTTTCATCTCACAGAAAGCACGTCTGATAATTTCGTCATAGATTATTTTACCTGCCCCCCAATAATCTGGGTGAAGCACCAGGGCAAGGTCTGCATCACCGTCTTCATATTGTAATCCCCCCCACCCAGCAAAATGCTCATTAATCATAATTGCCCACGGGCCATAACCATGTTCCTTCCATTGAGCATCTTTTTGCGCCACCCATTCTATACACTTTTGGTAGTTAAAATCGGGACTTCCCAATGGCATGTGCCGTAATACATCAGGATGATTATTGAGCGTAATAATATTGCTCACATTGACCTCTGTTAGTCTTTTAAATTCTAAAATCAAATACGGATCCCTTATGAAAAAATACATGAATAAAATAATTCTACTGACATTATCATAACGTTATGGTTCTAATGATACTTTCATGACCTATTCAGCAACGAATTGGGATAGTAGACCTTATCACATCTATCAAGATAAGCTATTAGAACACCTCTGATGATATTTCTTCTAAGAAATAAATCATATTCACTGCTGCGCTCCATTACATCGGATTTTTTTGAATTATTTACAGCGTCCGTTTGAATTTCCGTTCATGGCGCCAAACAGTAATACTCTTCGACTCTTGCCATATCGCTTGTCATAATAGGTTCAGGAATCCCAATAATTCAAAGTATTTCAATACTGTTAGATTTCATTATTTAAAGGACTGGCTATGCTAATCATCTTCAGTGGTTTACCAGGAAGTGGGAAAAGCACTATCGCTCAGGCTTTAGCAAAGCGGTTAAATGCTCTTTACTTGAGAATTGATACGATTGAGCAAGCTATACGCAAAGCCGATGACGATAGCCGTGAAATGGGGCCTGCTGGTTATTTTGTCGCTTACTCGCTTGCCAGAGAGAATCTGCAATTAGGGGCAACAGTAATTGCTGACTCATTGAATCCATTGGCATTAACCCGTGATGCCTATAGAGAAATAGCTTTGTCCACAAGAACTGGTTATTTAGAAATTGAGATCATATGTTCCGATATAATTGAGCATCGTAAACGAGTTGAAACCAGAGTGTCTGAAGTCGAGGGACTAACCTTGCCTGACTGGAAACAAGTTACAGACTTAGTCTATGAACCATGGAACAGAGAACACCTTGTTTTAGACTCATACAGTTTATCCAGTGATGAATGTGTCTCGCGGATCATTGACGTTCTTTCCCAATGTTCGGCACTTGAGAACCCATCAAACGGAGGAAATTAGTTAAAGTCCGCTTCTGGCACAAGGCAGCCATTAACTCAGGGCTGCCATTGGTAATAAATTATCGTTAAATCAGTTTATAACATCTAATTTCAGCCCAAACTTTTCCAACTCATCCAGCCAAATATTCAATGTAACCGTCTTTTCATTCATATACTGGCTTTTGTTATAAACCGCCATCACTCCCGTCATAATATGTCCAACTAACTGTTCAACAACATGAGGGGGTTGCCCTAAATCATTTAGATATGTTGAAAATGTTCTTCGCAAGTCATGAGCAGTCCAATGTTCAGAGTGACCAATTCTACGCCATAATATCCGACAAAATGTGCTCACATTAGATGCTTCTTTCAGTTCGCCTAACACGTAACTTTCTTTAGATCCTTTGAAAGATTTAAGCCATGCCACCACCCTATCCGGGATAGGTCTATAGATTTTATTTCCTTCCTTGCTATTTTTAGCTGGCACTATCCAGACTTTATCGTCCAGATCCCATTCGCTCCATGTGCTCAGCCTAACTTCTTGGGTTCTTGAGCCAAAAATTAATAATAAAATAAGTAATTTTTTATAATAATGAGAAATGCGTTGATGATTATTAAGCGCCTCAAATAAGGTTCTTAATTCATTATTCGTTAAAACACGCTCTCGCTTCTGCTTTTTCTTACCTACATCAGAAACACTAAGTAATGATAAAACATCACTTTTAGCATACTCTCGAACCGAACAATATTTTAAAGCCTGCTTCGAATCTAAAAGTAAGTTTCCGGCTGCAACGGGACCTGTATCTTTCATTCTATCAAAACATGCAATCCAATCTTTCGTTGTTGCCTCTTCGACAGGAAGGTCACCTATATAAGGATAAATATTTTTCTTATACTTCTTACGCAGCATTTCAAAATCTTTTCTGTTATATGCTGCATATTCAGTGAGCCAGTACTCTATAGCATCCTTAATTGTTATTTTGACATTCGAATTTTCTTCACCTAGTTTTGCGTGCTTTGGGTCATACCCTGAAGCCAAAATAGCTCTAAGCTGGTCCCGTTTATCTCTCGCCTGTTTCAGTGATAAATCAGGATATTGCCCTATTATCATCCTACTTAACTTACCTTCAAATCGGTAAGAGTATGACCATGAGATAGAACCTTTTTTGCTTACTAGTATCGAAAGCCCCCTACCATCTGCTATCATTACCGGCTTAGAGATTTCTTTACCATGAATGTTTTTTAGCTTTTTGTCTGTGAGTTTATTAATTTCTGACAT